GTGACGTTGCGAGGCGCAGATGGTCTTGGTGCTTATAGTGGATTGCCGCAATGGTCAGGGGTGGTTATGGAACTGCTACCTGTAGGAACGCGAAATGAGGGTCTATTTGTGGCTAACTCCACGGACTTCACAGCAATATCCAACGCAGCTTTTCTCATGACTTGTCAGTATTCCCAGTACGTATGGGTCAACGGTAGTATGCCATTACCTGTTGGTGGTGTTCCGTTTGCTCGCTGGAACGATCCTAACGTGTCAGTAGGTTTTGATGGTTCGAATATTATCGTTCGCAACGCAGCATATGGTGGAATCGATGACGTAGCGGCTTCTGTTGGAATGGAGTTAGTAATATTTAACAACACTCCCCCACAGCCCGGTAATGGTATTACCATGACGAACAGCGCTGGCCAAGTTACGTTCTCCACGGTTAAGAAGCCTTTTGTATTTAACGGAACAGTAGATCTTAGCGCGGGCTGGCAAAATATTGGTAACAGCTTAATACAGCTTGCATACACAGGTACAATTATTGAGAACAACGGAGGTTATAATCATATTCGCATGAACGGCATTCGCATGGCAGATAATGTGGTGGGTGCTGCAAGAAACCGCGTGGTAGGCAACTACTCTCGACGACAATTCCAAATGCCCGGTCGAAACGTGGTGATCTCAACACCACTCATGACTATACCAAATATGTATTAATAAACGGGGCATGTGCCCCGTTTAAATATTTGATCACCAGCGTCCTACTATGACAACACCCCCACCGGATAACGGGACGCGGATACCATTACTATCAATTGTAATACCCCCATTTCCGTTGAAACCAAATTGACCAGCGTTAGCAACGACCGTCCCTCTGACGGTAACGTTATTAAATACGCAATAACCGTCTTTTGTAATTGCCCACCCTTGATCGTTCCCATTCCAGTTATTGGACTGAATCACATTACCTATTTTAGCATTTGTAATTGAACCATTTTCAATAAAACCATCTCTCAAGAACGCCTGACCGTTTTTAATAGCAAACGCAAGTTGAGCAGCTCCAGCTACAGGGTTGTAAACAGCAAAGTTATCCGCACTCACCATGAAGTAAGATTGGAATTGACCTCCGCTACCTTCTATACCTAACTGCATACCGGCGACATATTTATTACCGTTACTATCAATCTGAACTTTTTGCCCCCATTGAGCAGAAAGTTTACCATTAAGATCTGCTAATGCTTGGGATTGTTGTTGAACTGTAACCACAACATCGCCAACGCTAGTCTGCACTGAATCAATCTTGGAGGCTTGCCCTTCTACAACTTTGGACAATTCTGTGACGCCGTCGTCGACTTTCTGTACAGTCTCCATGAGGTTTTTGAAAGTTTCAGTCTCCTGAAACTCCTTATCCATGATTTCAATGATTTGCCCAGTTTCCGCCCATACCCGGGCTTCCACTTCAACAAACGAAGACGATCCGAAGGCATTGATTGTGCGAACATACCAGTAATAAACGTGGTCATTGAGCAAATTGTTCTTTTGCCATACAGTACCCATACCTTCACGAGTAGCGTCTCGTTCAACAACATCCGTATTGGTGGATGATAATTTTGTTTCACCTGATGTCCAGAAATCGAACTGAGTGCTGACGCTAGTAAGTTCAGAAATTTTTGGAATAAGTGTTAAAGAAAAATAACCGTTTTGTACTTCGACAGAAGAAGGTGGTGGTGGAGCTTGAATATTAAATTCAAGATAAGCCTCAGGGGATATTGCCCCACCGTGTGACACAGCTTGGACGTGCGCTGTATACGCACCACGTAACAGACCAGTAACTCTAACACTTTGTCCTGGGACTTGTGCGGTCCAAATAGTTACACCGCCCTGTCGCACGGCTACGCGGTTGTACGCCACTTGCCCCATATTAGTCCAGGATAACACACCCTGTACCACATCGCTAATCTGCAAAATCTGGTACTGTAGATTTTGTGGTTGAGCAACACCGCCACTTGGTAAATCTACAAGATCTGGGCGGTCCATCGGTTTACCGATAGCATCGTCCCACATTTCCAGGAAATCTTGTCGTAGAGTAATGTCTACTCCACCTTTAGGGTTGAAAGACCATTTAGTTACTCGCATTTCGACATTTCTCATTCCTATCTGAGAAATAGTAACTTTTACATACATTCCTGGTCGAAACTTATAACCTTTCATGTTACAAGGAATTTCAATTGTGCGACCAACACGTTTACGACGTAAAATAATATTGGATAAACGTTGGGCTTGATATTCGCTTGTTACAAATCGGAAATCCATATCCTGGGTTATTCCTGCACCATCTTTTTCCACCCATTCTTTGACCACAACAGGAGGAAAGTCGGCTTCAACATAGTTCTGTTTAGGATCTATGAATGTACCAGTGATTGTGTTAGTTCGTTCCTTATAGGATGTCTCCGGGATGATTTTAATATCACCGGAAATACAACTTTCGTCCAGAGTCATTGTTGCTGGACCATAGTATGCACCGACCAATAATCCGTGCTTACCGGCTATATATGTCAATTCCCCGCCGCAAGCCTGCAACATTGCATCAAGGATTTTAGCAGGTGCTTCATCTACTTCGAATTCTCCATTGATTCTATAGCGTCGCTCCGTGGAACCATCTGCGTTAGAAACATATTCGTCACATATATTCGCAGCTTCTTTGAACTGCTCCCAGTTAATATGTTCGTCGCTACGTTTCAAATATGTTCGGAAATAATCCAGTATAACTAATGCTGCGTTATCACTGAACACAGTATAGCCAGATCTAGGGTCATATACACGTCGTCCTCGTTTTAGAAGTTTGATATTTGGTAAACCAGAAGGGAATTTTTCAGCATTAAATTTGAAACTAATACGAAGCCAAGCAATACCTTTACCAATCATATCATCCTTCCAGGAAGGACAATTGTCCCGCATAAACGGGTCTACAGTTTGACGGTCGTTATGAAATTCCCAGCTGACGTATTGTTCGAAAGTTTGAATAAGGTCATCCCCAAGCCAAATATCTCCAATTCCTTCCAATGGATGTGACGCAACAACTAACGCCATATGGAGAAGTTCATCTTCATCTTGGTCACCGGGCTGTTCTTCTGCAAAAGTCATGACTCCAGAAGCTACAGTTGTACCATATACGACAGTTCTGGCTGCTGCCGCGGCACGTAATACTTGTTTACGCTCCTGTTGACCTTTATAAGCATTGAAATTTGTATTTGGTGTCTTAGTTAATAGTGCGCCAGCTACGGTTGCGGTCATACCGATAGCTAAAGCTACACCTGTCGCAATCCATCCCGCTGCTGCCGCAGCAGATGCACCAATTGCAATTGCCGCTCCAATTATTGCTGGTGGCATCAAACCCTCCAAACATCTGTGATTTTAATCTTATTAATTGGGAATGTCACAACACCATTCGGTCCCATAGCCCATACGAATCCAGTCCATAGTATACCGGCAGTTAATCCTAGCTCACCTTCAAATGTAACAACATCTCCTCTTTGTGCAAAATTCTTTTCTATTCTTTCACCTAAGTAGATATCTAATAAAGCTGGGAGGTGTGTTGTACCAACTTTCTGAATTGTAAATTTCTTACTTCCTAATTCCGTGCTATATTTTCCAACTATTTCACTATAAATATTTGTTCCGTATTGTGCATCGATACACTTTGCGGCAAACGTGCAACAATCATTTTTACCCCAAGAAAAAGGAGTAGACGACAACTCCTTTACCGTGGTCAATAAACGTGTCTGCCACCCCGGAGTTTTACTCATACGTGAATCCTGGCGCATCTTTTTTACTTCCCCAATAGATTGAACGCTCTGCCATTTGTGCAACATATCTAAAGAAGCGATCCCCCGGATGTAATCTTTGTTGACTTTCATCCGTATAACGATCTGGTAAGCCTTGCTGCCAACGTTCAAACACATTAGCAACAACATAACTCAATGCGTTCTGTCGCCCTGCTTGTAATGATGTGTCTGTAATGAATCCTTCAAATAAGACATTAGATGCGGAAATTGTACCGGATTCATTCATTGCCGCAATGTAACAGATAACACTACATCCGATAACTTCTTCATTTAGAGTCTCGCCTACAAGACTCATATCTAGCCCACTAAGAGCCATAGACATCGTACTTGAACTTGTGCTGTTTTCCTCTGTAATAGATCCAACATCCCCAAGTGTGCCAACACCAAGAAACGTCTGGCCATTGATAATAACAACACCTGTTCCTGTATGAACTCGTGTCACGCCGGATGGAAAATGTATTTCCGCAGCTAATACTAAATTAACGTTTGGCTGCTCCATTGCGCTAAGAAGATCGTCACTAAATGGGCTGAATAACATTAGAATGCCTCTGAGAATTTTAAAGTAAATGAGTTATTAAAAGCCGGTTGACGTTTAACCCCATTAGTATTTTCAGATAACCGAAAAGTCCCTTGTGGCTTTTGAGTTTCAATTTTTGCACCATTTGGGGGAATACTTCTTAGCATTGGGGCAATACTTAGAATCACATTACCAGAGGAATCACTCCATGCGTCCTCTGTTATTAATTTCAACTCATCATTGACTGTTATATAATCGCCTTCGCGGTAGAACAAGTTTATCATAATCCCAGCCTTTAGTAGATAAATTTGTTCCACTGTTATTCGAACCATTGACCACAGGTGATCCCATTGGTGGCCTTCCCCAACGCCCGAAATCTTGAAGCATAATGCGACCGGATTTACCATCAAGTTTAGCTAATAATGATTCCAGTTTTCTTGATTCCCAGTCATTTAGATTATTGAAAGTTAAAGATGCCTCCCACCTAGATCCTGGGTAGGCCACAGTCTGAGAAGCCCCGTTGAAGGGGCTTGTAAATTCTACAGAGTTCGATACTAGATGCCATTCCATCTCGGAAGGTCTAATTTCATCGGGCCAGGTTAATATTGCCATCTTTACCCCAAAGCCATTCTTCTAATAGATCCACGGTTAGCAAAGTCTTGGAGTACCATATTATAACCTTGTTGAGCGCCATCTCTTGCAGCCTGCTCAACTGCACTTTTCAAAGCTGCATCACCGTTACCTTGGATATTAAAGTTCTGGTTAATGATAACACCACCACCCGAATTATTGCCAGTATTTGATTGACCCTTCATAAAGTTAGTAAAGTCTGCGTTCTGTTGTGGGCTAAGAACTCGTTCACCTTTATTCAGAAGCCATGTACCCTCTTCTGGAACGTTCGCTATACCATCGTGAGCCATACCAGTAAGAGCGACACTGGATAATGTCGAGATAATGTTAGCACCAGCGGCCGCAATGGTTGCGTAGTTGGCCATCTTCTGCATAGGTGTCAGTGCTGTCGGGTCGGCTAATACCTGCGACAGTGCGGTGGTAATACTTAACATCGACTGTGCAATGCTGAACGATTTAGACAGTGCGAACATAACCCTGTAAGCACCACTCGCGTCATCACCAGCAGCCGCCATAATTGTGGTCATTGACCCAGCCATAGAGCTTAGACTTTCAATGTAAGCCATTGCCGTCTGGTTCTGTGCGAGCATCTGTTTCTGAGCGTACTTCAATTGAATGTCGTGTCTTATACGCTCATAGTTCTCCTTAATAGCGGTTAGTTGCTCTTCTTTACCAGCAGCTAATTCAATCGCTGTTTCATACTGGGATTTAAGTGTTGCAAGTTCAGCAGCTTCTTGATCTGCAGCTTGTCCAGCAGGGTTCAGCTCAGATTGCATCTGCGCACGTTTTGTATAATAATCCGCCTGCAGATTTAATCTAGCTGTATACGCCTGTTGCTCTGTCAATAAACCAGCTTCAAGCAACTGGTTTATTTCTTGCTGGGCTTCTTTGTATGCACGAACCATTGCAACACCTGGCTTATACTGCTCCGCCAGTTCTGCACGTTTCAAATCATACTTACGCTGGATAGCAAGCAATGCGTTCTGTAATTCTTCTTCAGATGCTTTAGCTCTTTCAGCTTTATCACGAATAGCACGAACTTCGGCTTCTTGCTGTAAGTTAAGACGCTGTAAACCAGTAGCACCACGCGCTTCCACACGTTCATATGCTTTATCCCATTGTTCAGCATAACGTGCGGCAGCTTTATTGTCTTTCTTATTCTGACGCTCTTTTTCTTGCTGTTCGTGGATCTTCTTCTGAGCGTCATAGTTCTTCCCGGACAAGTTGATAAATTCAACTAGTCCTCGTTGCTCATCTGTTAATACAGCAGTTGCGTCAGCGTGACCGCTGATATAGTTCTTGATGAATGCTTCGTTTTCTTTATACTTCTTACCAAGAGCCGTCTGAGCATCTTTCAGGATGCTCGCTTGTCGTGCATGACCAGACATCTTCAATTGAGCAACATCGAACTCATTATTCTGAGCTTGGATTGCACTGACTAGCTCCTGCGCGAACGACCGGCAGCAGAACTGATGTTAATAGTCAACTGCTCATTTTCTGCTTTGAGTGCATCCGTATGACCCATTACAGCAGCAGTTAAATTGTTCAGTACAGTCGTTAAGTTAGATTTAACTTGTTGTGCTTTTTGCTCAAGAGTGGATATTTCGCCAATCTTAATAGCAACGTCACCTTCTAACTCCTTACGGTCTTTAGTGAGTCGGTTATACTCGCTTGTTCCTTCAGTTGCTTCAGCTTGATAGCGCGTTACTGTACTAAGACGGTTCTTTAATTCAGCTAGCTCTCTGTTTTCAGCGGCAATCTGTTCGTCCAACGTGATAGCGGCACGTTGTAACTGAACACTAAGAGCTCGTTGCTGTTCAAGAGTTGTTTCTTTTAACTTGTTCTTTAAGTCTTCCTGAGAAGATGCAAGGTTCTGTGCATCTTGAACAGCTTGTTTACTGTTTTGACTCCACATGAACCATGCGGCAGCAGCCAATGTGACCACACCTACAGGTCCACCCATCAGTCCCATTACCGTCCGCAAGCCGGTCATGGTAACAGTAAGCACACGGGACGCTACAGTCGCGGCAGCCATACGCGCCTGCATGGTAGTCTGGGCAATAGCAACAGCTTCCGTAGCTTCGCGTACCTGCCGCGTATTCTGCATGTATGCGTTGAGTGTCGCTATACCTTTATAATACGTTTGGTTGGCTTGTAATGCTGCCTGAATCTTGGTGCGCTCGGCTGCAACCTGTGCTAACGTTGCTTGTGCTTCATTATAGCGAGCTACTGCAGATCTTGTGATACCATCAATAGTCTTGATGTTTATAGCCGAGCTACTTGCCTGTATTGCATTGAGCTTGATGAATGCTGCAATCTGTGCAGCCAGCGCAGTGATCATTCGACCGCCAACAATAGCAGCGACACCGATTGCCGTATTAGACAGCAAGGTGAGGTGGTCTGTAGCAGTTTCGATCACAACACCCATGGAATTGACCACAGTTTGTACTGAGGTTGACGTTCCCGCGAATTTGATTAAGTTGTTGTTCGCGATCTCCATTCTTTGCGAGAACGTTGGTATCGTACGAGCAAACTCATCATTAATAGTGGATGCAGCTTTAGAAATGGAGTTAATAACAACGTCAGCGGTCAACTGTCCAGCGTTAGCCATCTGGCGAAGACCAGCAGTACCAACACCGAGACCATCTGCAATCATCTTACCAAGACGAGGAGCTTGTTCCATTACAGAACGGAATTCGTCCCCACGTAACACACCAGATTGCAGACCCTGCGAGAACTGGATAATAGCAGCAGTGGATTCCGCAGTTGTCGCACCAGAAACAATCATTGCCTTGTTGATTGTTTCAGTGATCTGCGCAACTTGTTTACCAGTCACACCGTACTGGTTCAGCGAACGTTCCATACGAGCATAAAGTGTCGACGTAGCTTCTAGGCTCGTACGAGTTCTTTGAGCGATACCAAATACGCGCTCTTGGATATCAACCATCTGCTCGTTTGCAGAGTTGGCGTTAGCCAGTTTGTTAGTCACGTCCAGCCACGCATCCGATAACTTAGCAAGCCCACCGACGTAGGATGTCAGTGTGGTTACAGTCATTACCGTATAAATTGCACTAATGGCATGATGGAACGCGTCAGCACTTGTAGCCGCACGGTGAAAACCATTCTCCATACGCGAGCTGACAGTCTCAACTCTTACACCTGCCGCTTGCAAGCGTCGCAGTGCTGTTTCAGCATTCTGAATACCTTCAGCACGGACTCTAATGACGATGTCAGCTGCATCAGCCATTATTTACCTCCTTTATTATTGGTCTGAGCGTGTTGCATAAGTTCTTGTTGACGCCTAATATCAAATGCTTGCCGTTCAAGACAAATCTGCCGGATTAGTTCACGCTCTCTAAAATCAAGTTCTACACCTATATAATCTTGCCAGGCATTAAATTCGCTGTAACTGAATTTATCACCATTATAAAAGTCAAGAAATAACTTGTAAATGTATCTGAGTTCGTGTGGTACGGAGCTGGATTCGTACTTTGCTAGTAAGGAGGGAGTCTTACCAGTGACTTTTTTAACGTGCTGGAGATGTTTAATTGTTGGAGTCTTACTGCCCGGCGGGCAACTATGCAATTGCCATTCGAGCAGTAAGTGATCAATTAGCTTTTCGCGGGATCTTAGAAAAAAAGGGAATCTTGCGCTGCCAGACGATTGATGTCGTCATACGCAAACGGGTTATTATCAAAGAATTCAAGAAGATTGTCTTCGTTACATTCTTCTTCGAAGCTCCACGAAGCAACCAACTTACAGAACGCTCGCATATTGATATCGTCGAGCATGTCTTTATCAATCTTTTCAAAAGATCCGTTGGCAACGACAAGCGCACTAATCTGACGTTGTGCTTTTAAATCTGCTTGACGAAATTCTTCGCTGTGGCGGTTGCGAATTTTCAACCAGTGACCTGTATCGCCCTGTCCTGGAAAAACAAGCGGGTAATGCAGCAGCGGAGCGTTCTCTAATTTCTTTTTCAAGTTAAAGTCACGGAAAGATGTACCAACAGCTTTCTTTGCAACTTCAGTAGATACTTGTTTGTTTTCTGAAGACATAATCGTTCCTTAATAAAACGGGGTTTACACCCCGTTCCAATTACTCACCAGGATTAACAGCAACAAGGCAAGGTGTGCTCGGTATAGTACGACCATGTGAATCTGTTACTTCACATACATACTGACCGGCATCCGCCTCTTGTGCGTTGGATTTAGTGTATGTCGCTTGATTAGCACCTCCAATAACGACACCACCTTTCTTCCACACGTAGGTATAAGGTTCTGCACCACCTTTAACCACAACTGAAAGTGTTAGCGCCTGACCTTTAGTGATTGTCTTATTGGCGGTAAGATCCGTAGTGAAAGACATCGGAAGGAAGTTTGGTAATACGAATGCTGTAACCTTCTTCCTGATCCAACAGACCAGTATAACTCATGTTCAGCATGATATCGCCTTCACCATCGATTGGACGCGGAGCTTCCGTAATCTTGATACGAGGCATACTGAAACGATAACCAGCACCAGTAGTTCCGTCCAGGATATCGATAGTCAGGTCACTTTCCTGTTCGTTCAGGAACTTACTACGCAGTTTGTTATCTTCGTAGTAGGCGGTCAGTGTACCACTGATCTGACGACGTTTAGAGCTTGGCTTAATAGAGAACTTGGAACCAACAACGAAGCGTGGCTCGATGCCGTTCTCAAGGTTAATAGCCATCTCAGTAATAACATCGACGGACACATCACCCATAGTCAGCTTACCAGAGAAACCATCCATAGGTGACGTAGTTGTACGAGTACCTTTACTTAGACCAGACGGCAGGGTAGCAGCCTGTTCCATTGTACGACCAACAATACCGAATTCCACGTTGGTGATAGCTTCAGCACTTACAGTAATTGCAAGACTGTTAACTTCACAACCACGATAGATGGTATACGGGAAGTCCGGAATGTCTGCGTTATAGTCAATAAAGGTAAAAGACTGGCGCTCGATGCTTGCGGTTAACACTTCACCCGCAAACGTACCACGTAATGCACCACCCAACAGGTCATCAAATGTCTCATAAGACAGTTCACCCGTTGCTGTACCTTCTACGTGACGAGCACCAAGACGGAAATCCGCCACTTCCGCATCATCTCGAATTTCTTCAGATTGCAGAGTAGCGATTTTAATATCAAGACCCGATTTAGTAGCACGAAAGACCTTGAGAGTTCCGCTAGACGGAGTGACACCGGAGGTCTGTTCTTTGATGTAATAGCTACTATAACGTGAACCTTCAGCCATCGTTATATCCTCTGTTTAGGCTCACGTGCGAGCCAGTAGATTGTTACATATTGAGCATCCCAAACACCTTCAACGCCACCGCGAGTGAAGTCTGCAATTGACGTTTGTCCACCTTGAGAAAACGTCTTTCTTGTCAGTCTTAACATGCAGCCGTCAGGTGCCTGGAGCTGTCTTGGTACACTAAAGATTTTACTCACATGTCCAAGAACAGCATTAGATTCTTCAATACCAATATTCAACTGTGAATATACACCAATCTGTAAAAACCCACGCATTTCATTATCGCCATAAGGGCCTAACGTTACAGGGTCTTCACTGGATGGGGTATTGATGATCTTTAACCACACTTTAAAGCCGCTGGCATCAAATGTCAAGTTCTTCCACGCCATAGCGTGTGACATTTCAGCATAGTTATTCACTAAATGTGATTTCAGGGTATCTTCGACCCATTGAAACGGATACGGGATCATTTATCAAAGCTCCCAAGTTTAAATCCACTGAATGCTTGTCCACCTCTTGCGATGTTCTTACGCAACATACCGTTCGGGGCCTGCTTACTGTAACCCTCATATTCAATCTTTTGAGCATAAGGTTTACCGTTACCAAAATAAATATCCCAATCTTGATGGATTGGGAGATATCTTATTTTAGTAAACAATCTTTGTTTCGTAGCAGCTCCGGACGGGTCTTCCGGTAGATTGTCCTCAATAAGGTCGGGTGATTTCTGTATCTGCCAGCTTCCGCGTAATCCACCGTCCTTAACAGGAGTGTCATCAACAACAGCACTAACGAAGCCATAAAGTCTTTGTTTCACCTCACCTGCGGCTTTTTGCATAGCTCTTAATTGAGCACTGGTAAATTGATCACGGAAGCTCTTCTTAGCCATTAGGAACCGACCTTGACGTAACTAATGATTGTAGTTCCACCCGCACCGATAGGCTCAACCGCATTGACCGTAAACGAGCGACCTTTGTGGTCAATAAATTTAAAACCAATGCAATCTTCTAAACTAATACCGTCCGGTTCATAAGTGATAAAGACCTTTTCACCTTGAAGGATTATGCTACCGTTTACGTTAGTCTTTGACTGCTCATCATAGAACAAGCGTAGTGGTATTTCCTGCTCCTTGAAAGTCGGAGCCCAGGGCTTTGATTCACTTCCCTCTTCTTTTACTTTGACAATGAGTGTTCCATCAAAACCAATCTGTTGGTCGTTCAACATCTCATGTGCCATTGCAATAAACTCTGAAGCAATTGTCATCGCATTACTCCTTGTGATCCAGAGCTTCGCAGGTAGTCATTTATCAAAGCCCAGAAACGTGGATGTGGTGTTGCGCTTTCTAACACAGCACTTTGACCGACTGCGTATTCAAGTGTCAGTGGACCAAGAACACGCTTTTTCAGTGCGTAGTTGGTACTGTTACTTAATAACGGCTTACCGCTCTGCACCGTATCCGCGACCAGTTGGGCCTGTGCCCGCTTAATTGCTACAGGTATGGTGTTACCTGGAATCTCTACACCGTCGCTGTATAAGCCGCTGCGCGGGAATTGTAGCTCCTGATCTTGGTTGGTGCGCTTACCCTTATAGCGGTTAAGGCTCTCCATAAAATCCATCGCATTGATAAGCATAGGTTTCAGCTTATCCTCTGCGGGAACCTTAAGTCCACGGTCTTCTAAATACTGCGTAGCATATTCAACATCAATATAGCTATTTGCATTAGGTACACAAGACCCATCTTCAACAATGATAGTCACAGCCATATGCACCTCAAGCGATATCTATTGTAGCATTAAGAATTTGACCGTCTGCGCTTATAATTTTAATATCATATCTTGCAGCGGACGATTTGTTGATTGTAAAGGTCTGCAAGTCAAACTGGTTTTGTGAAACCAGTTCTTTATCTTTAAAGACCTGTACAACGTAAGGCGTTTGGCCATTTTGCCACGTCATAACGTAATCAGTATCTACGACACCTGTCGACGGGGGCGGTGTTACCCACCCCAGGACACCGCTTACAGGGTTCAACGTGGCATCTCGACGACGTCTGTTACGTTGCATCATATGAAACAAGAACTTTTTGTCTGTTCGAAATGCCATATGTCACCTTAACGAGTGCGGATACCGTTACGAACAACCATACGAGGTTGATTGACCACATGTGGTACTTGAGCCATCTGGTCGCGGAAAGATGCTAACGTGTGAGCCAGCTCTGTCTTAGGCTTACGGCGTTCAATTTCGGTGTTGACTTTTGCGTACAGTTTAGCGCGAGCTTCAACAAGTTCGTTCATTGCAGATAACATTTGGTTGTCCGCATTAACTTGTTCTGAAAGATCTTTCTCGTGCTGTTTCAGTTGTTCAACAGAAACATTGTCAAAGTCAATAACCGGAATATCTTGCAGCATTGCCTTAACCGCGTCACTGACTTTGATGTCGAAAGCTACTCGCGTAGTGACAATTGATTTACCGTTAACAGTTTCCTTATCTGCTTCAACCTTAGATAAGGACTCATATTGTGCATTGTCGGTATCTGCAACAACTTCCGTCTGTTCGGTTTCCTGCATAGAGGAAGTGTCATGCTTTTCTTCATGTTCGACGTCCTCAATTACAGGATTTGAACGAGTGAACCCAGGCGCAACAGAATTGACATCTTCTCGTGTGATAGACGGGCCAACTGTAAACTTCAGTGCTTCAATTTTAGGCAGACCATCGGCAGTCCAATGATTGTCGTTCTCAACATTGAGTTTACGAAGCCCTTCAATGATCTTGTCTTTCATCATTCATTCCTCAAAATAAAAGGTGTTACAAGCGAAGTGTAACACCCTTTAAAACATCTAGCAATTTAACGTTTATACTACAGGAGCAGCAGACCAGGCTTGCGTTAATGCAGTTCCCGTAACTTCTGTCCCATAACTGTCTTCAACGGTACAGTTGACACTGAACGTTTTACTCAGCATACCTTCCGGAGCCGTACCAGAGATTTTTGCTTTGTTGACGTCCGTATTTTGAAGGGACAACGCATCACCAGTTCCAGCAGCAATTTTGAACTTGTAGATATAAGAACCATCATCCTCCGGATCTACTTCTTTAGCACGAATGTAGAAAGTCAGTGGTGTGCTTACTTTCATAAGACCTTCAGGGATTGTATCTTGCCAACCACTTTCACCATCAGCTGAATACTGAACTTTACCTACAGTCTTAATTTTCGCTTTAGGTGTTGCATCTGAACCGTGACGTACATAACGACGATGTCTTGAATGACGTTGATAACGCATGTTTCCTCCTAACAAAAAAGGGACCATATAGGCCCCTTTAATTACATGGCTAAAGCATTAAGCGTGTTCGCGAGTGATCAGGCGAGCAATCTTAATCTGTTTACGCTCAGGGAATACACGAGCCCAGTTGGTAGCAGTCTTCAGAGCGGCGTTATCCGGACCACCTTCAGCAGCAGTACCAACCCATGCGTGACCGACAGGGTGAATGATGTTTTCCCAGCGGTGGAACAGGATTTCAGAACCGCCACCTTTGTAGGATGCAGGTTTACGTTCAGTTTCAACAGGAACTTTCGGTGAACCAACACCTAACTGGAATGCACCACGACCGACCAGCCAGGTTTCGTACTTACCGTTGTCGTGAGGCATCATATCATCAACGATAACTTCACGGCCCATGTAAGTCGGGATCATTACTTCAGCACGGGCATCCGGGATGAAGTCGATCAGGTTCATCAGCTGCATACGCTGGTAGACCACACTGTGTACCATCATCATGGACAGGTCGTTCAGGGAGTCACCCATAGTACCAGCCGCCAGGATAACACCAGCTGGGTTGAAGTTAGTCACACCATCAGTGAAGGATGAACCAGAGATATCATGGGTCATATCGTTCTGAACATGGGTAGACTTCTTATCACCGGAACCAACCGGAGCAGCGGCGTTCATAGCAAACACACCGCTGACAGTTGCAACGAATGCACGTTGCAGACGGCTCTGACGGTAGCTTGCCACTAAGTTAATGATAGCATCCAGCGGGTCAGGGGAGATCAGGCTGTCCAGCAGGTCCGCGGAACCCCATGAATGGTTACGGGACAGACGGATCTGAATTTCACGCCCAGATTTGATACCACCAGGAGTAGAATCGGTTGAATCGCTTGCGCTTGAAACGTTTTCTTCGTCACGATCCAGATCTTTGAAGAAACGCTGGTTAAAGGTAGTACCTTCACCCATCAATGCAGCGTTAAGACGCTCAGAAATCTCAATAGCACCAGACTGAATCAGTCGGGACTTTTCAGTTGTGCGGTTCTGCACATACGGTACGAAGATCTCTGGAACGATAACATCTGCAAGTTCAGTGATCGCACCACGACGAACAGCAGACAGAAGAATTGAATTGGTAGCTCGCAAATTAAGCATCGGAGCTGACAGAATTTTAGACATGGTAGTCTCCGCAAAGTTAATCGATTTACTTTGGAACTCTACCGCCGTGGGAGGCTCCAATAATCCTTGATTGATCGGAGCCCGTGCTCCGGTTGATGTAAAACTAACACCAACCGGAGGGAGTGTCAACAAATTTTATTATTTTTTAACTGGACGTACTGGACGCTTCAAGTCCACGCCAACCATGGCTGCCAGACGGCCTGCTTTTTCAGGATTTTCACGAAGAATTTTACCCTGCTCAGTAAGGTTCCAACCGTCGGCACTCCACGGGTTCTTACCAGCAGCGCCAGGAGTACGTGAGCCACCAGCACCACCGCCAACGTTTCCAGGGAACCAGTGAGGTTTCTTATCCTGAATGTCCTGTAACCACATTTCTGGAGTAATGCCAGGAGTTACGCCCACACCGTCGCGTGTTACAACCTGACCGTCTTCGGTGAGCTCAAACAGGCGAGAACCAATCAGCTCAACGTCGTCAATAGCTTCCGTGATCACTTTAGCAGACATTGCAGCCTTGCTCAGTGCGCTCTTAACGATGCGGTTCTTCTCTTTTGTGGTCAACTCTTCTACTTGTTTCTCGTAGGTAGAAAGTTTGTTTTTCAGCTCGTCACGTTCACGCTCAAGCGGAGTTAGCTTGTTACGGATACGCACGTTAATGATCTGCTCCAGCTTTTCATCATCAACTTTATCCGCACGCAGTTTAAGCTCTTCGTATTCCGCGTCGCGCTGTAAAAGCTCGTCAATATCACGTCCGTTCAGCTTACTTAGCTTACTCTTGACCGCTTTATGATCGTTGCGTTCTTTTTCAAGTGCAGATTGCAACCTGTCAATATTCTGTTTTCCACCACCCTTTACACCAGTGAGGATCCACTTATCACCTTCTTGGGAATAATACTCACGCGCGTTTTCCGGGATTTCGTCTTCAGAATTATATTCAAGTTCCAATGCACCAAAACGAGGCATGGACTGGAAAAAGCCAGCGGAATAAGCTACCGCTAGATGAATGTGATACTTGTTCATAAAATTCTCCATTGTGGACCGTTCCACTAAAAAGCGCGATAGACCGTTCTACCGCGCTATAAAGACTAATACATCATTAAGAATGAAGCAACTATTTTTTACTCACACTTTTACTTATTGGCGTTTTCATTCCCCGTTTGTTCTCCAGTTGTTTGCTGGATTTGGTTCTGATCATGCTTAACTTGAGGTAGGAGGAATGGATATTCTTCGCGCTCTTTCTCAAGTCGTTCCATCTCTTCTTCAAACGTCAAAGAGGTCATTCCCTTATCCTGCAACCAGTTGTGCATAGACTCAGCACACAACGGAGCACCAAGATTCTTAGCAGTCTGTACCTGCACCAGTTCCTGACCTTCGATGTTAGCTTTGCTGAAGTCAAGGTTAGGTGTAACTTTAACTTCTTCAGGATCAAGACCCATCCATATAGCACAGATACGAAGGATTTTTTCTAATGCAGCAGCACCAGTCTTAGCGATACCGACCAGTGAAGCAGTCTTGGTAATAAGACGTGTTTCCAGTGCATCGCCAGACTCTTGAGCAGCACTCTCTGAACTGGTCAAATGTCCAGAGCGGGTCTGAGCGTCTTTATGATCAGCTTCAAGTGCTTTACGTTGTTCCGGTAAACCTTGTGAGTTAGTGCCGATGTATTTAGCATCGCCATCTGGAGATACATCAATACGAGCTCCAGCACCAACACGAACAGGCGCTTTATCATCAATTGCGTCACTATTCGTAATACCACCACGAACAACCAGCGTATCCTGGCTCTGCATAAACAAAGCCTGTCGATAATCAGCTTCACCCTGATAGATGGAAATACATCTGTTTGCTAATGCAAGTAGCGGTGGCTTATCTGGTTCTGGCACTAAGTCCATAGCGTTACAGAATACGAAAGGTATCTGCTCAAGTGGAGTACCTTTATATTGAGGGACTACAACATCAGAGCTTACTTCTTCTGGTTCGTCATCCTCACCAGGAAGCAATTCTGTCATGTACTGCCCGTACACGTAACCGCTATCCGATGGTTCATCTACAGTGGCACTTCCAAGAACAAGAACTCGGTATTGAACTTTATAAGTCCAATCAAATGAAGTCTTGTCCATTACATCTTTAGACTCATCTAATACGACTAGGTTAAGATTAACTGAACCAAGATCGTCTTCACCATCATCCCAGTTTCGTATACTTAACGCTTCGTATACCGCGATGTACGGCAGCGTGTCGCGGGTACTTCCCGCTGGCAGCTCCAACAGAAGGCCAAGACGACCATCGCGTAGCTGTAGCTCGTTTATGCGGCGTAGCAACTGGTCTAAACTTTCGCGCTTGCTGGTAGCAGCCTGACGAAGTGGTTCCATTGCTGAAGGCAACTGGATAATAGCTGCCTTACTATGCAACATACCACCGTGGTTGATTACGGCATCCGCCACATATTCCGGGAACACCGCACGTTCTTTATAATCATTATAACGAGTATAGCCATCTTCGCCTGGTTTCATACCGTCATAACGCATAGCAGGTGTCGGTGGAAGATACAAAGTACCTTGAGCCTTAATGTGGTCAGCTCCAAGGAAACAGTCTCGCATCTTCAACCATAATGCACTAAACTGTAAATATTTAGGATGAACCGAAGAAATGGCCATCTGTTGAACTCCTTATGTCCCCACAGTCTTACCGACACTACCGCCACGTGCTTCGTTGGCTATACGATAACGAGCTTCGTCAGCAATGTGGTCTTCAGAATCAGTATCGACATCATCAAGATCATCTTCGTCTCTAGCAAGAGTTGGAACAAGATCTATAAAGTGATGACAGTTGTCAAAAATAAACATAGAAGGTCTTTCACGTAGAGCGGCAACCTTAGGATCCGGAATTGAAGCAGCTAAATATTCCCGCATTCGTTTCCAACCTGCTTTACGTGATCCAGGAGATTTATCACTTCGAATCCACTGTACACCAGGATAAGACCGACCATTGATAGTTATTGGCTTAGACATTGTTGCTGCGGTACTGTTACCGTCTTTAACGTCCCAAATGCTGTTATCAGCAGGTCCTGGAACTACGCGACCGTATAAACCAGCTTCAATTTCCCTGACGATGATACCACGAGCAATTTCAGAATCCAATAATCTTAAACCTTCGTTCGGTTTCCCGTTAGTACCATACCACTCCATGATCCTAAACAAGTCACCTCGTACAGTTCGTACACGACGCCCATTCGGATACACGATATCACTACCATCACTTCTTGCCCACCAACCGACAGAGAATGGTTTACTTGAGCCCCAGTCAAATGATCTATCAATTCTCCAAGAGTGAGGTATTGGGAATGGTTTGACCACATGTATATTCTGGCGCCACAGGTCATCGAACATACCACCGGACGTAATATCCCAACTACCACCGAGCCACGCCATGCGGAGGTTAGGATCGTCAATGTTTACAAGCTGTGCAACATACTCAGGTGTTAAGTTGCGGTTCTCCCTGTATGAACCAAATATATGGCAGCGAGTACGAACTACGTCTTCCCGTTTCTGTGTACGCGGGTTGAATACGTTCGTTACTTCCTTCTTCATTGACCCAAGCGGGCAAGAGTTAATAAAATACTTCTTGACCCAGTTATGCCCAACTCCAAATGGGTTAGTCGTAGAAAAGATCTGCAACGGCAAAGGTGGCAGTATGAACTGCATTGCGTATTCGTGGTCCGGTTGAACGAGGACAAGACGCCCAGTTCTTTTATACACATCACCGTCAATAATTATTGGGTTTTCTTCCGCAACAAAGGATGTACGGTTACAGGACTTCATCGCCTCATAAAGCCCACTGTCTGGATATTTAGTTAATTCGTTCCACCCAATAAATGGAAATTCCTGACCGTGGTACAGCCAGTAATCCTTAGGTTTTTTAGCGACACGGAACATTAGTTCTTCGCCGCTAGGCCATACCCATTTATAATCTGACTTGGAAGATAAGAATTTACAACCATCATTAAATTCAGGAAACCAACGTTGTGACTTTGCCACTAAGTCATCTAAGTTTTTGTATTCTCGGTCAAAAATGATACCGCGCCAGTGTTTACCATACCCCATGCCAACATAACGACGAAAACGCATCAACTGAGCATCGGTCTTTCCAGGGCCACGAGTACCATGATATAAAATCTCATCTGCTGGACAACTCAGTGCCAGTACCTGAGATCCTGGATGTGGTTTCCATACTACCTTAGTGGACGGTGTCTGAATCATTGAGTCCATTTAAAGTATCCTCTTGCAGCTTAGTCTGAGACTCCCCAGCAACTTTTTCCCAATCATCCATAGAACCAACCATAGGAACCAACATAACACCAGTAGATACTCCAACATCCATCTTCTGTTGCTTAGGAGCTTCAAATCCAAAGATGCTACATAATTGTTTATATGCAGCAACACGAGCAGCTTGAGAAGATCCAGGGCCACGATAAGTGGATTCAAATCTAAGACCTTCAATGATGCGCTGGCGCTCTTGTTCTATTTCATATTTGCTGTCACGTTGAGCACTTCTTGCTTTCTGCTGTTGAAGTTCTTTAATTCGTCTTTGGCAATAGCTATCATCCTGAAAACGTTTAGCATAATCAAACGCCATTGCGGAGCTCATGCCTACACGTTTACACGCATTAACCCAATCATAATCGAACAGATATTCTTCAACGACAGAGTCACGTATAGCCATCTCTTCTTTAGTGAGATCGGCTTCGTATTCAATGCTACGTGTCCAAGGTAGAATAGGCTTTACCATAACGTTACTCCTGTCGATTCTTGACACGAATATAAGCGGTGGATTAATTAATTGCAAGGGTTATAGCAAATGTCAATAAAAAGCCCGCTCGATATAAATTCAAGGAGCGGGCTTCACTTATAAACCAATCTACATTTCAACTTTAGGAATGTACGTTATCTCCCGAATGTCTTGTTTGATTTGTTCAACCTTATTGACCACATAAACAGGTGGTGTTGAAGGTTGCAGGTTTGCCCTGTGTTTCTTGTGCATCTGATCAATGGCGATAGCACTGACTCCAATTTGTGCAAGTCCAATCATCATATAGATGAAAAGCAATCGCGGTTTCTTACACAATATAAGAAGATCATTGATGAAGTGACGCATAATCAACCTCTTTCCTTTTCTCGGTCACATGCTTCTGTCTTTCTCCGTAGAAACTTTAGCATGGTTCTTGAACCGGACCAAGATAACACGCCTATGAACGCCCCACTGAGTCCCAGTGGGACACCATGTTCCACGTTAATTACACCTATCAAGAAACCAAAGAATGCAGAAAAAGCACCCTCTTGAATGAAGGCGCTGAGTCTGAATCTTTCTTTAGCATCATGGGTTCTTGCAGCGTAGCCAAGGGAACCCCCTACCATCGCGATGGCAGTGAGAATAAAGACTATATTCCAATCCCAGTTCGGCGACACTTATAACCCCTTACTATGCCATGTGGATACCCGCGAGCAAGTCTTCATCAGAATAAGGTTGCACACCGTTCTCATGTCTGATAATCGCTTTCACGATCGCAAGCATGAGCTTATCATCGGTCAATGAAATCGGCTGTTCTGCACCGACACCACAAGCCTTAGACACAGATTGAATATAGGCTTCAGTGTTATTTTCATTCGGCGGAGCCCAGCGTGAAATAATTTCCCGTACAGTGTCAATTCCCTTATTACCGACGCGCTTCATCCCTTCGCGATTGCGGTAGTTTAGTAGAATACGCGCAATGGCGCGAATACCGTATTTTACATCGATAAATTGACAGAAAGAACGGTCAGTTCGTTTGTCTTCTGGAACAAGACCTTTCCAGTTATCACCCCAACGAATATTTCCCGGATTGTTATTCCGGATGCCTCGTGGTTGCACAGTCATAAAAAAGCTCCATTCAGTTAAACCGAATAGAGCATAGTTGAATTATTACACGCACACAATCAATTATGTGTAATTAGGATGGAACGTTTAGTTACGCAATCCGGCAAGGACGTTGCAGTTTATCACCTTTCTTTACGCGGATTTCGCATTGCATCATACTGTAGTTCGCACTGCTCGCCGGCAACACGATACTTTTCAGCCTCTTCTGCCACTTGTCTGTATTCTGTGACGCTTTCTGAATACAGTTCGGTGAGCACACGGGCGATCTGGGCGGTTGTCTTGCTGTCGGGCTGAGGGCCGGTAGCGTCACCGAGGTACTTACGGACGGTTGAGATTTCGTTGTGCAACCTGTCATTAGTAGCACGATAATCATTAAGATCGGCAACCAAAGACTCAATGCGAGATTGGTAATGGCGTTCGATAACGTCTTTTTCATATGCTCTTCGTTTCTCCTCCTCGAAATCAACCGCTTTCTGAGTTTCTTTTTGGTACGACACACCGGCATCGAAACCCTCCTTTCTAGCTGTTTCTATGGCATTGGCATAAGCCCAGTTGGCTAGAATAACAATTAGGACAAGTGGTATCCAAGGTGCAACCAAACCGATTATTTTTCTAAGGAACATACCTTCTCACCAATTCCCATAGACAAGTATTGAATCGCAAGAAGAAAGGCTATAGCGTCCTTTGTATCTCCTAAGTCTTTAAGGGCCTTGAATTTATCTTCAAGTTGCTGTACGTGCTTCTCGAATTGTGGCAAGGCCTCAATCTCAGCGGCAGCTCCGCGCATATACACTCTTGCAGCCGCTAATTGTGCGTTAGAAGGATCGCTCATGATGTTCTCCAGATTACACTATTTCGAATTTCATCATTCCAAACGTATTTCCCCTTCTCACCATTTTTATAGGATGGAACAGAAAAAACGGAGGAACTTGGATATAGATCTGATGTTGTTAAGCGTATACGCTTACCGTCAAAAGGTCCACCAATACAAAGGAACAGACCAGTCTTAGGCTTCTTCAAAATGGTTCCTCCTCGTCAGTACACTGAGCCCTTTTCAGAGTATAAGCTACGTCATAGAAGTCAACACCCTGACCACAGCTGTCACAATAATGGCAGGCCAATCTCACAGCCTCTTCGGCGGTGCAACCTGCCGCCATCGTACCCATCAAGAACTCAAACGCACTACCCTCGGCAATAAATTCGTTAGTGTCCGGTAGACCTAATTTACCATCGCCGAAGATAGGATACACGACAAGATCTTGCGTCACTGCAATACCATAACGTGAATCTGGATTCATATCCGAGAAAGGTTCTTTACGACCACGAACCGTGGTTTTCAGATGTTCTACAATATCATCCACAGGACGTAGTTTACCAGACATCGCAACAAGGCACAGTCCAATTCCTGGAATATTGACAGTATGAACTTTATTCGTAGTTGTTGCAATATTACCCCATGTAACCTGACGATCTACTGCCAATACACCATTACGATAAGCAATTGCGGTCATATTAAACGCCCATATATGTGATAAATTTTATAAGCAGTGGAAAGACCAATATTGAATTCTTTCGCTGCAACCTGAAATCTGTTCTCTTTACCAGTGTAATTTCTGAGAAATTGATAAATTTCCTCTTTATCCAGGTGTCTGTTTCGCACAAGTGTAGGAGACCCAAGCCGGCGCATTTCGGGCGTAGCCGCGAATCTTCGCTTGATCTGAGCTACTGTACCAACGTACCAATACTTTGCCCCATTTTGCCCAATAGCCGCGTGTACGCATCGCGGCGTACCTGTTTTAGCGAACTTGCGCTTTGCAAATTCACACGCGAGTTCCGCATTGTCAAAACGTTGCAAGCCCATAAATCACTCCGGTAATATAATTTCGTAATCAATCAGGAAAGACCGCAGAGGATACGCCAGCTCATTTTCTTCTGCAATGTGGTCATGGGAGTAGTATTGTTTCCCTTCCAGACCTTTACATGGGTCGTATACCGTAACATTACCAAAACGAGCGTCGATAATGATCTGATGGAAGAGTCCAGGTAACTGCAAAGAGGGTACAGTCGCAAGATACAAGCGCCCAGGTCGTATCTGGTGCATACCAGCGGTGATATGTGGTTGTGCAAAGACACCGTGCTTATACAGATAGTTCGACACGTCAGTAAAACCACGAATATAATCCGTTGTGAACTCGTTGTCTACCTGCTTAGGGTCTTTGTCAAGAAGCATAGCCAAGCAAGTAGCTATGCAAGACATCACGGTCGGTTGAGTTTTATGCTTGATCGGATCGTTGATAGTAACCATTAGAACACTTCCTTAAACAAATCAAATTTAACATGCTCGTAGATTTTATTCAGCTGAGTCAGCTTGCGAATAAACTCTTTACTGGTATTCTCGTCAATTGCACAGGTATCCGTCTGGATCTTCCATGTGTCGGAGCGCAAGCGAAGCAGGAATGAACCATTTGGGTAAACCGTCTTCGCTTCTGGCATATAGTGCAGAATGCAGGATATCGTTCCTTCAGGTGGTATAAGAACGATATAAGTGTCATTCACGTCGCTGTGGCTAATAATCCAACCGCTCTGTAATAAAGTATCACGGAGCTGACAATACATTTTCGGAAATAACGATATCTTTAGCCATTATTGCACTTCCACAATTAACAGTTCACCATGACGTTCATGAGCGAGATTATATAAATCTTGTTTCTGCCCAATGTCCAATTTGCAATCAAGGATTGCGATATCACAATGGAAGCCACTCGTACGAATAACAGTGTCTTCATAAGAAGCTCTGTGATGCGAAACCAAACGAAGGTGAAAGCGATCAAACTGTACTACGGATGACTCACGCGACAGTTGCACACAGCGAACAAACTCAGGATCTTCGCGCAACACTTCTTCGAGCTGTCGGCGATACTCATTAGTCGGACACAAAGTAAAAGCAACACGATCGTCTTTCAACTGTGGCCTCAACATAGACCAGGCTTTAACTATATTCTCGTTCATATAACCCCCTTTAACGTTAACGGAATAACTATAACAGGATACGCAAGTTGATTAACATAGCCGGCCGCAACAAATAGTGACCACATTAAGGCAACGTGAACCAACCTAAGTTCTCCGCACCGAGCAACCATGCGTACACAATCAGTGAACCTAAAATAAGAACACTAAAGAAGTTCGCTTTCTTACGTTTGATGTTTGCAGCTTGTGGATTGCATACACACCATATGAAGAAATGCTTAACGACTAAATATGCAAGTGAGATAATAACAGCGTAACGCATAAACGGAACATACCAGATCACAAGACCTAATATAATTGCAAGAATCCAGTTAATACCTAGCCATATTGCACTACTGAAAGCCAGAACGAACATAGCAGATCTCCTCTCGAGTATTTACATACGGAACTAACTTTATACGAACAATATAGGACAGGTGAGGTGAGGATATAAAGTGTCTAGTGACGAGATAATCTACAAACGAAGAATCCTTGGCAGAGATCTAAGAGCCGCCCCGCGGCGTTACTATAACGTCCCGTGATCGTCAGTGAGGTGATTGTTACGTCATGTGACTGTCATGCGCTCTACTATAACGTTGTTTATTGTTGCACGCGTTATTATTTTTTATTTGATTAGTGTGCTATCTATTACATGACTATACTATACTGTCCAGTATAATTACATCTGTTACTATCCACCTGCCCACTATGTGCTGTCTATGTATGTGCTACCTGGTATTTCCGGCGCGTGCTGTTACCTGGTATTTTCGACACGCTCGCGCTACCTGGTATTTCCGGCACACTATCTACCACGTAGTCCCGGATGTTATTATTATGAAATACAACTAAAAAAGTTCTAAAATAATGCAGATAATAGTTGCATCTGATACCCCGTTGTCATATTATAACTGCGTAGGGTTAAGGGGGTTTTTAAGCGGGACACGGGTTCCGCGCCCGCCTCACCCGAAGGGAGATTGCATTATGTCCATTATCTACTTACCGCGTTCTATGTCCCAGTCACAGATCACCAAACGTATTATCGGCAAGCGCCTGCACCAGCTGGGCCTTACAGCGGAAAAAGTCGACGGGGATTGGGGTTTCGACGAGTATTTAGTAATGCTCCCGGGCAACGAAAAGTATTCCAGCACCGCGTTATATATTCGCATTAACGAGGACGGTACTGTTAGCTCTCACGCTGTAATGTACGGCCGCGCAGTATGCCAAGCGAATAGCCTTTGGTCTGTGTTCTGCTTCATTACAATGATAGCTAAAGCTATTCAACAATAATAGCGTGCTAATGGTTGCCCATTGTTACAGTGGGCTCCCACTAGCAATCCGCTAGAACAACATGGAGATAATCACAATGGCTACTATCACTCGCGTAGCAAAAGACGCTCGCTTCTTTACCAATATGTCTAACGCTCGCCGCGCTTTAAAAAAGGTTCTGGATGTGGACACTGCGACAGCTAATAGCTTTATTCACCAGGAACCGCTCGAAGACGGTGGCCGCTACTGGTTCAGCGAAAGCGCGGTTAATAGGGTAGCTAACGATCTGGTTGAAGCTGATAAAGCGACTGTCGTGGAAGTGACCACACAACCAGCTCCAACCGCTCCCGCTAAAAGCAAAGCACGCAGCGAAACGCGCAACGGGGTCCGCCGCCCGATTAAAGGTAAATGTGCAGACGTTTGGAACGCTCTGGATAATATGTTGCCCAATGGTGTGCCAACTATTGGTAACGTCCGTGACCTTGCGAAAGCTAATGGTTGGAATATTAATAATGCAACGATTGAATTCTACGCATGGCGTAAATTCCACGGGCTCAATAATAAAGGGGGCAACTAATTATGTTCTACTTATTAGCGTTCTTGGTATTCGGAGCTCCAATAGTTGCAGGTCTGTATTATACGGAGGGTAAATAATATGGAAACTATAGTTCTACACTGCTGGGTTGACCTGGACGAACACGAATATTGCGTGAATATTAACAACGGACCAGTCCCGGACGTAACTTTCACATCCTATGACGAAATGGATGCGTATGTAAAAGGTTTCCGCGAGTGCGCTCGCATTGCAAATATTAACGTCACTGTAATTTTACCGGAGTAATTATCATGGCACAAGCAATTATCACTAAATTCCTGGCTCCAACTATGTCCCGTGGCGATCGTGTAAAAGCAACATGCTGGAATAGTTCCGTGACTATTGCCTGGAGTTACCAGTTGGACACATACGGAAACCACCGCGCTGCAGTGGAAGAGCTGGTCAAAAAGTTAAACGCTAAAATGGACGCCGAGTTTAAGATCGTTGCTGGTGGTGAGCTCCCGGATCAAAGCGGTTACTCCTTCATTATCACTGCATGAGGGATAATTATGGAACGCAACTATTTCCAGCTTATTTATCGCGGTCGTTGCTATCACATCCGCAACAAGTTTCGCAACCTGACCCGAGATGAACTTGAGTACGCTATTAATCTGGTTAGTGATGGTCACTTCGCTACACTATCAGAAGCGTTAGAATATTTGTCCGCTGAGTGACATATACATTGCCCATAGTAACAGTGGGCAATAATATGCAATCCGCATAGTTAACTGAGGAAATTATTATGCAAGCTATCCATGTAAAAACACTGTCCGCTACCGAAACGAAATGTCGTCGCTATAAAGCTGTCGGTCTTGATATGTGTGTTGTTACCCCCATTGACTACAGACTCAACAGCGAAGCGAATGCAGCTTATGCAGCGCAAGAGCTTGTGGACCGGTACAACTCTCGCGCCCAGTGGAAGGTTCGCATTGTCGGTATCGGTACACTTCCAGATAATACCTGGGCGGTATTATTAGATAATAAATAAGTTCTAAAACCATTATACAATCCGCGCCCTGTTGAAGTCCAACGGGGCGTTTTCGTTTTTGTACCCGCACCACCTCCCGCGTCACCCTGCTGACCACATGTTACTCACCCATAACTCCACCATTCGCGATCTAAGAGCGTAAACCCTTCCTCCGTATATTACCATTGACACAAATATAGTCGCCTTATACGCCCTTACAGCGATCCACTCCCTGCATCCCTGTACGCGATTTTGGGGCATTTTCACCCCTCACTGCCACCCTTACACCGATCCAACCGCTTTATCGCGCTACGTGCCCCGTTTTCGCGGCTATTTTCGCTTTATAGGCGACTCGCTACACCGATCTCAGCCACCCAACCTCACCGAAAAGCCACCTTTCACCGAAAAATCTGGCGTTTATACCATAAAATAGAATCGTTTTCGGGCTACAAAATTTCAAACTCGCAAATCGCTTTCACTTCGAGAGTTACCTCAGCAAAAATTGCTTGCAATCTACTTTTCTTTTGTGTTAGACGCACGGGCACGCATTATGCGCAGGCGCCAGGCTCTGCCCTGTCTACTGACGAGCCAAATTTATAAAGTTCATAAATTCGTATATTTTCGCGTAATGTACGAAATGAAAGGAGGTAAGTGTATGAAAAATAAGGTAAAAAATGTGTATATGTGTGTATTTATATAAATTTTATAAAGATTTTTTGTTTTTTGAGTTGTCTACTGACGACCCTACGAGACCCCTTTATAAAATTTATAAAAAATAAATTTCCCCCAATCCTCAAAATTTTCCCTTATTTTTCATACACTTCGCTTCGCCGTTTCGTATGTTGCTGGATCTTTATAAATTGTGCATTTTTTCACCGGTCTTTATAAATTTGCAAATCCTCACCTTCAGACTGTTGTAATTTTTGCAAAAGCAAAAACTTTGCATATACAAAACACCGCAAAACATCACAGTTGCAAATAGCAAAAACTTTGCATAAATTAAAACTTGGCAACTGAATTTCAAAATGAGTCGATTTATTATTATCAAGGGTGAGGTTATGCGCAATCGTAAAATTGAAATAACACACGCACACGTACAAGAAATGTTCGGTTACGACGAAGTGATGTACGCCAAAGCGGTAGCCATATTAGAGCAACATAATGACAGCCTAAGTAATGTGGTCAAAGCGTGGAAGGAGGCTGGCCTCGTGTTGCGGCCGAATGCAGTCAAGACGCTGGACGATGGGCGGAAGTATATGTGCTGGGCGGCTCCAATGTTGGGTATGATGTTCACTATCGACATCTACTTCGGGTACTGGTTGTTAGAGGTGGATTGTGTGATTCCGCTCGACAAGTATATGCACAGTAAAGGGTTCAATAGTTGCTTTGACGTGTGCCCTGACACGGAAGGCAACGGTGTTATGATCTTGGGCTTTAAGTGGGTGGGTGATAAGTGTGAAATACGGCCGCTGCGATACCCGCGTGGTAAAGCGCGTCGTGCATATATCGAAGACGGTATTGTTCATTGGTGCAATGTACAGAAGCGTCGGATGAGCACTGACCACATTGCTCATATCAAAGAGGGCCTCGTTAGACTTCAGACGAATAATAGTGGTAATGTGCAATTACAGCAAGAATTGCAAGAACTCATTGAATACATTGATCAGTTCGGAGCGTGAGATGGCTGACAAACAAGATCTGCTTCCTAAGTGGTATCCAGATTATCATGAGTCGGATACTTTAATGCGTATTCAATTCATCTTGGACCACCAAACTGACTTTTCATTACATTTAAGGGAAGAGCTCAAAGAAACGGATATGAAGAACCTGTGGGCCATTAAGAAACGTCTTCGTTTACGGAAACATCTTGATGACCTGCATAAAGTTATGCAGAAACTTATACGGTACATAATCCGTATTGAACAATCGCGTGAGATTTGGAGGAAGTGATGGAAACGGTAAGTAATTCACCTTTATATAAAGCAAAGGTGCGACTTCTTGAACAAGCTAAACAGTCCGACCTGCAGGCAAATCCTGATTTACTTGACGCTATTGTGAATGCGATGGAAGTTATGGACGCGGCGGACTTCCTTCTCCATCGTGTGTCGCACGTCGCCAAGGCTTTAGGTTATGAAGGTAAAGTCGAAGATTTTCAAAGTGCGTTCGAATACCTTATGCGTAACCGCGAGAAGGCGCTGGTGGTTGATCGTCAATATCAGCTTATCAAAAATAAATCGAAGGTCGAACGTCTACTTCGTGAGACTTTGGAAATAGTAACGGGAGGTGAAGATGCAAATTAATCTTACTCAGAAGGCTGTGCGATACTTCGGCGAAGTGTTCTTTGTTCCAGTGTGGGCGAAATACCTTGCGGTAGACGAGGACGGTACTTTAACTGCATTCGAGAATGAACCTCAGTGGTGTGAATGTATTGACGGCGATGGTTTTTGGGTATTGACCGAGCCAGGTATTGAAATCGACATCTGCTATAACGTAGATCTTGAAGGTATGGATTTCAAAGAAACGTGTGTTAATATAGATTATAAAGTAAGCGACAATCCTCATGACCACACTGAATGGTTCGAACGTATGCGCAAAGATGATTATAAGCGATCATTGCTCGGCAAATGGACACCAGCATGTGGTCAACTGAATAAAGAAGGTGATAAGGATGAGTAAAGAACTCCGGACTCCGTTAACTCAAGAAGAAATTGATATTCTTCAGACCGACATCCTTACTTTATGCAAGCGTATCAAAGATGCGTATGAAGAAGGATTATTTGATAAGCAATGGAACCAGGAAGTTCAGACAGATGAACAACTGTGGAACGCGTCTACTGCAAAACTTATCCATGACGCATTGATCAAACAAGCTATGGAGCAATAATTATGATCACAGCACAAGAAGCTCGTACAAATAGTGAAAACTTGGATACCAGTGCATATCTTGATGATTTGGATAAATGGATTACTAAAGCGTCTCTAGATGGCAGGGATCATATTAAATTATTTAAAAAGCCATATAGTGAAATTGGTAGTCCTAATGCACGTCCTGTAATGAGAAAGGTGACTGAACAACTAGTATCATTTGGATATACAATCTCATATAAGCAACCATTGAGCCAGATGGATACTGAAAGTGTAGAAATTTTATGGTAATTGTGAAGGTAATATATGTTAGTCAAACTCGTTGTCGATGTTAAATTTGAAGAACCAATTAAAGGTCAAAATATCCATACTTTGGAAATTGGTTCTTTTGATGTAAGTAAATTTTTTAATGGTGGGAATAAATTCTTTAAAGATAAATCTTTAGATTTAACGTGTGATATTAATCACAAATTGCCCGCTCGGTCTTCTGCGAAGATCCGTGGAAATGGGCGTATCCTGTCTTTTGCTGATTCTATGAAAGATTGGGAAGATTTAAAATTTATTGTTAGCGCACGTATATTAAAGACCGAATATAAGGCAGCTTCTGATAATTATATGAAATATTTTTATCCAAGAATTATTTTTAAAGATCGTGTAAATATCTCTAAAGAAGAAATAACGTGCCAACCTCTCGCCTGTCGCTGGGTCTTAGTACCATAATCTGCAGGGGGTTAACCCCCTGCGATCCATCAGTATATACTATGTGTGTCCTAATGGATCGTAGGAGAATAACATGTCAGATTTAATCACCGTTCACTATTATGGTTCAGATGTAGAAGTACCAAAAGACACAAGATATATTGCAACAGATTCTGATGGTTGCGTGTACGCATTTAATAATGACAAGCCCGTCTTTAATGAAAAGGTCGGTACATGGTGTGTTTACACGAATTCTTTTAAGCTGGTAGATGTCAACTTTGATGTTGTACCATCCCGTTCGTTATTTGAAATTAATCCCGCTACGTTTTAAGGTAATAACATGCTGGAACTTTTTCCTCAAGAAATTAAACAATACGAACAGTGGGCTGTCTGCGGTTTCCATCCAGGTACATCATCAGAAAAACAACCTTATGTATGGGACGATGATTTAGGGGATATGGTCCCACTTCGTAAAGACGGCAACGATAAAAAACCGTCTAATTTGCATTTACTAATGTCCTTTGAAGATGCGGAACGTTGTATTCGTTACTATAACGAAATCGGTCATAATCTGCGTTTAGGTTTCTATCTACTTCCAAGTGATCCGTTCTGTTGTATAGACATGGATATTAAAGACACCATGTCTGAAATGGAAAAGAAAGTTGCTGGTGAGCGATATAAGAAGATTGTTGAATCGTTCCACAGTTATACGGAAATTTCCAGAAGCGGTGATGGTTTACATACATGGATTTATTCCATCCCTCAAGCTGGTAAGCGCCGTGATGGTGTAGAAGTATATTCGCAGTATCGCTTTATTATTTGTACAGGCGATCACTGGGATGTTACTTCCGCGTACTGTGTCTGGTGCTCCAGGTAGTGAAAGCGAAGGGTATATTGCTAATCTCATTCATCAACTTATGTCAGAGATGAGTGAAATTAATGAATCCGATGGCTTCCAAATGTTGGAACTTACTGAAGAAGATTTCAGTAACGACCCATATGCAATGGAGGATCAGGATGTTTATATCCAGTTGTGCGAACAAGAAAACGGAACGTTGTTTAAACAGCTATGGGAAGGTCGTTGGAGAGCTGAAGAAGTTGATACTTCTATCGGTGAACGTTGTTTCCCTTCTCAGTCTGAAGCAGAATTTGCATTAATTGACTTTCTTTGCTTTAAGAGCAAGTACAATTTCCAGGTAAGACGTCTATTCATGTATTCACCAATGAGTAGTCGCTATGATGATTCACGTCGTATGCCTGGTGAAAAAATTAAACGTCCGTACCACCTGGATAGAATGATTCGCAACTATCGCTATGATGCCCATGTCAAATCTATGGGTCTTATGCAGATAGTTCAGAATAACGTTAATGCAGCTATAGAGCGCACGGAAAAACTGCGTCAAGCAACTACACCAGAACGCCCACCTGAAGAAGTGTTGACCACAGATGGTAATTATACTGAAGAACAGGCGGACGGTTTAGCCTGGCCTCCGGGCTTTATGGGTGAGGTTGCGCGTAACATGTATAAAGCGAGCTTGTTGCCTATTAAAGACATTAGTATTCTGTCTGCTCTTGCTTTATTTAGTGGTATGTGCGGTAAGGCGTGGAACACGGTTACACGAAGTGGTCTGAACAACTACTTTGTATTAATTGCACGTTCTGGTATTGGTAAAGAAGCGTTTCGCTCTAACATTGAAACCATTCTTTCTCAGGTGTCCAATTATGGCGGTCAGGACGGGCAGCAGATATTCGGTATTGAACGTGTTTTAGATACCAGTACCTACGCGTCTGATGCTGCATTGCGCAAAGACGTCATAATGGATACATCGGTTATGTCTTGTGGCTCATCCATTAACTATAAGACTGAAGTCGGTGCGTTTTTTCCGTAACGGTAAGATGGAAGTTGGTAAAGCTAAAGACATTATGGATGAAATGCTCTCCCTTTACGATAAGGGGCATTTCTATGCTTTCTCTGGCGGTTCAAAGCACTCCAGCAAAGATAATACAACCGCTGGTGGTAAGGTCAAGGCATATAGTTTTGCAGGTGAAACTACACCGGATGAATTTTACGGGAACGTTGATGACCGCATGATGTCTAGTGGTTTCATGTCCCGTATTATTGCATGGGAATGTACAGCTAACAGGCCACTAATGAATAAGAGTATGCTCCTGGAATATCCAGAAGCAATTCTGCGGACTATTGGAGCTATTTATAAACAAGCTGTGCGTATTATGTCAGGGACTGCTCCATGTTATGTTGAAATGGAAGCAGATGTACACGAAGCATTTGATAACCTTGATAATGTTGTTGCGAAGTTTTTGAATAGCGGTAATGACGGTGAACAGGTACAGGATGAAGTAATTCGTCAGATGTACACAAGGAAGGCGTTGAAGGTATTGCGTATCGCCTCCCTTCTTGCTGTAGCAGATAACAGTGAGCGTCCTGTTGTTACTATGGAACATTATCGTTGGGCTGAGTCATTTATTGATCAGGGTAACGAGCGTTTCTTAGAGAAGCGTAATAGTGGGCAGATTGGGTCTACAGATAGTACCAGTCGTGAGAAAATAATGCTCAACTCTATCAAGAAGTTTTTGGATGGGGAAGTTAAAGCTGGTGTGTATAAACGGTTCCCGATGTTCAAGGATGCGTTTATTGTTACACGGAGTGACTTATGTACTTATTGTAGACAATTTAAAGCGTTCAAGCAGACAAGAAATGACAACATCTTGCAAGTCATAGACAATACAATCTATGGTTTAATGTCTATGGAAGTTCTTACTGAGATGAGGCCAATGGACTTCTCAAGTTTCTTCGGTGCAGAGTTTACACCACCGAGGATGAAATGTTATTTGGTGGACATTGAGAGAATGAACGAAGTTATTAAGTTATAAAAAATGGGCGCTATATGCGCCCATTATATTATTCATGCAATTCTAAGAAACCACACACGACATATTCAAACATTTCATCATAATCCGGTGTTGAAAAGTCTCCAACGTGATACTCACCTTTCTCAAACGTAACCACAGTTGAAGAGTTCATGTATGTGTACTTAATCTTGTGAGTTCCGTCTATGCAGTTGTGTGAGAATTCCTCTGACTTGTTCATTGCATTTCTGATGTTTCTTTTTACAAGATCTTGGTGAGTCATTTTGTGTTCCTCCGCTTATAAACTGTATAATACATACTATAGAGCATTTCCTTAGGAATGCAATAGGTATCAAGAATTATTTTACGTCCGAGGGTCAAATGTCCAGTTACAATCTAGCAGCTATTAAAATTGTGTACGGTGCTCTATACCAGGATGAGGAGTTCCCAGGCATTGAGCAGGCAATTAAAAGAATCAAGTCTAATCGTGTTGACTCGGAACAACTGTTCGCCTATGCTTTAGCCATAAGTAAGAACGAGGTCCGTCCTTACTATGAAACGCTGTCACGCCAGTTACGAAGTGTAATAGAAGAACGTGACTTAATGCGGTACTGTGGATACACCTTCTTAACCGGTAGAGCCATACGTGTCAGCAAATAAATGAAAGGAGTTAAAACATGCAAAAGCATCAACCTCTATATAAAGTCCGTCGTCTTGGTGGTGGTCTCTACGCAGTAGAGCGCAATAAACGTTCTATTACAATCGTCAGTGTTAAAGTGGGATCACGTAAATTCTATAGCGTTCCTAACTGCTCGCCTTTGTTACCAACACTGCGCGACGCTGTGTTGTATGTGCTTACTGGTACGTTCTTTTAACTCGGGGTGCTTAAATGAAGGGTAATGTTATAAGACTTCGTGCTGCAAGTTTAGCAAGTAAGTTTGGTTTCGGTGATGGCGATATTGTTGATTATTTTTGCGAGGATAACAATATCAGTTTAGATGAAAGGGATCCACACCAAATTCTGATAAAACTGGTAAGAATATATTTATTACCACTTATCCCTCATGTTCAAGTTTATGAAATTGGCACTATGCACAATCCGATTCGTTGCGAAGATCAATTCGTAGAAGAGCTTCAGAGTAGTGACATCTATGTTGATGTAACTATACATCAACTTATCCAATGTATTAACGAAACAGAAAAGGATCCTATATTTATGGGAGATCAATGTAACCAGTGTCAACAGACTGAGCAAGTTACCGAAAACCGTAGAAAATTCATGGTGTCGTATAGCTTTAGTAAAGCTGGTTTACTTACTCCACATTTTGGAAATGTAAGTGTGATTATGCCAGATGTTAGTATGGAGTCAATTCAAGAAGTTGAAAAAATAATCAAGGGACAGATTGAAGTTGATAAGGTAATTATTCTAAACATTGTTGAACTGGAGAAATAAATGGCCTTTGTATACTGCGAAGAGTGTGGGACTGGTATGGAACGACCTTCCCAACGGGAGGTGCTCACTGACCAGTATATCTGTCCGAATTGTGGCTCTAATCAATCGTACCGGATAGATAAAGACACTAAGTCCGAGTATATTGATAGATTATTGACACGAATTGAAATAATTGAAGATAAACTAGGTATAATTTCTGATAAATATTGAGGAGAAATAATATGTGTGATAAATTTGAAGAAATGATGTTAGACGAGAGAGTGTTAGCATCTCTGGCAATCATTGAAACAGCTCAGAATTCTTTCATAGAAGCCTATCGTTTATGTAAACCAGAATCCTCGTTAGACGAAATAGAGAAAGCCTGGCAAAAATCAAACACATGTAGCATATTGCACCGTCTTATGACGAGCGAAGAACAACCTAAAGAGAATTTACACTAATGCCTAGCAAAATATACAAGCTGTTAGGATGGAAGCCTTATACTTTTCGCTCAAACTACGACAAGGAAATGAAGTGTAAACGATGCCCAAAGTGTGGTCACACTGAGTTTACAGAGACCGTTGTAGCTCAAGTTGATGGTTATTATTCGCCTGTGTGCGAGTCACAGATTAATTGTAATCATTGTGGGCAAGAGGTAAACTATTGGGCATATGGTTACTACGAACCACATCATATAATTGCAGATCGTAGTATGTCCATGCTGATTAATCGTATTGAAGCTAAATTAAGGAGAATTAGTTTACCATGAGTAAGAAAACCGATATCCGCAATCGCAATGCCGCTATTACTGCTTATCGTATGCGGGAAAAGGGTTTTACTTATAACCACATTGCTGAACATCTTGGCAAGAAGCCACATCAAGTTAAATCGCTCATTTTGTTAGGTGAGCGCCTGGAATCTTTAAACGAGGGGACGACACAATGAATGTAACTGTACGCCAGCCTGATAAGAAAGAGAAGGATATGATGATTGGTTTTACTATGCCTGCGCCGCTTGTACATATTGGAGCGTTATTACGCTGCACAAACGCGAACACGCGTCGCTTTACGCATAACTCCGTGTATAGAGTTCACCGCACGGTACACAATGCCCGTAGCGGCCTAGCTTTGCCCGTAGTACGTGATGATAACGGGTTGGAAGTTGTTTGCACTTCGCTGTCATTTTCTATGGGCCATTGGCAAAAATGTACGGTATGACCTGTGAATTCTGACGAATTCGTGTATTGTAATCAAACACGTAAACAGGTTAACATTATTTGCGAGAGTGGTTGGTAGATTACCCCTTTTCGAAGGCTGTCTCTCGCTGACATGTTATTATCTATTATATGCTTCGCTTTCGGGGGTACTTGTGTACCCCCTATTTTTTAGATGGAGATTTATAACATGGGAGCTAATCCTCGTACTAAAGGTCAGACAGGCGAGCGTGAGATCTGTAAATTCTTTAATGATATCTACGAAGAAGTTTACGCCGCTCTTGGAATGACTTATCCAGAAAAGCCCATAGCGCAGCGTAACCAGAATCAGAGTGCTGTAGGTGGTTGCGATATCACAAATACCTGTTTCTATGCGGTGGAAGTTAAACGCCAGGAACAGTTATCAATTAACACATGGTGGGCACAGTGTGTTAAGAGTGCATTAGAAGCAGACAAGTTTCCAGTTCTTATGTACCGTCAGAATAAAAAATCCTGGCGCGTAGTCCTGTATATGAACCCTATCATGCTTTTCGCTGATGAAGCGAAACATCACCCTGAAGATCCGCCGAGATGTGAAATATCCCTGGAAGATTTTCGGATAATCTTTAAATCACATGCTTATGAATATATCAAGAGGAATGGTCACGCTTAGGAGGTGTAAGAAGTGAGTTGTGAGGAAAGTCCCGTTCAATGGTGCGAACGTATGCAACGGGAAGCTGAAACTGGTGAGGACGCTTACCGTTATTATCAGTTAAAGCAACAGTGGGAACAACGTCTGTCTGATAAAGAGAGTGAAAAACATGACTAACAAAGGCGATATGTCTAACGTTATTAAAAATGCAACTGTCAAAGGTACTATTGCGGTTCAAGATGGCGCTGTGGAACAGCTAATTGTGGAACTTCTTACTGACACTGCTCAAATGCCACGATTTGCTACTCCTGGTTCTATGTGCTTTGACATCTACGCGGATGAGCCTGAGCCTGTGACAATCTATGCTGGTCGTGCGTACACGTTCAACACGGGTATTAAGCTGCAGATCCCTCATGGTTACGGTATGGAAGTCTATTCACGTAGCGGTCATGGGTTTAAATACGGGATTCGTTTAGGTAACTGTACTGGTATCATTGATCACGATTACCGAGATGAGTTGAAAATACGTCTGCACAACGACTCTTATGAACCTTACACGGTTCAGGTCGGTGAACGTATTGCACAGGCGCGTCTTGTGGAGCTGGTTCGTATGCGTATTGTTTCTGGTGTGGTAGAAGAAACAGATCGCGGCGGTTTTGGTTCTACTGGTAAGTTGTAATAAGCTCCGAGGGTATTTACATCAACGTTTTAGTTGGGTAACATACCCTCATTAAGAAAAGGAGCTAGAAATGAAAAAGCTACTTGTTTTGTTAGGATTGGTTGTATGTGTCAACGCGAACGCATATACGTTCGATTGTGAAACTGTGTCAAATATTGTAAATAAAGACATTCTTATTAAGAATGAGCGTTACAATATTGATAAGAAGTATGCTGATAACGTCATTAAGACTAGTATCGGACTGTGTAAAGCTGCAAGAACAGCTTCAGAATCCGGGATGTCCACGAAGGAAGTAATGCAGTTCGTAGAATCCACAATGGATAACAAGAATGTGAGTAGTGACATTCAGACAAGAAACTTCATTACTGTATCTTTATCTTTGCAATAAGGTGATAACATGGTCCAGTTACCAGAAATGAACTTAACTGAAGAGCAGAAATACGAACTTCTTTATAACTGGTATTCTAAGAAAGAAGAATTAGCCAAAGTGCAAGCGCAAGAACGCGCACTGCGTCAAAGTGTGGTTAGCGTCTTCTTTCCTGATGGTCTTAACGAAAATACTAATAAGATCAAACTTGATACAGGTGACGATCTTGTTGTTACTCAACCTTATACGCGTAAAGTTGATAAGGCGATCTTTAGTCAAATCCTACCAGATCTTATTGAAGCTGGCGTGGATGTTAACGAAGTTACTGAAACTAAAGTAGAACTCCGTGTGGCTGCATATCGTAAGCTGACAGCTGAACAGTTGGCGATCTTTGACGAATGCGTGACCACAACTCCAGGTTCTCCACAGGTTAAGATCGCTGTTAAGAAGGGTTGAATGCTCATCACGATAATATCGGATGCGTCGTTCTGTCACCGTACTAAATGTGGAGGCTATGGAATTTGGGTAGCCTCCAAACGGGGTAAGAAGGCTTTTGGTGGCCCTGCACATGGTCACGCGGATAATACCGTAGTTGAATGTATTGCAGTAGCTAACGGTTTATATCACGGTATAGAGGCTGGACTTATCTACACAAACGACGTTATATTGTTCCAGACGGATTGCAAAGCAGCTATCCATATGTTCGAAGGTAAACGTCCACCAAGAGGAGAAGAGCAGCAAGTATATAAATGGTTCATGGATACTATTGTTGAGAATAGGCTTAGTTTCCAGTTCCGTCATGTTAAAGGTCATTCCGGCAGGATGGATTCCCGTAGCCTTGCACAAGACAAGTGCGATGAAATTGCGGGTATGCACATGCGAACAGGTAGACGTCGCATGGACTACGATAAATTGAAAGTAGATACAGCAAAATCCGTTATTCCTAAACCGAAGAAATTTAACATTGAGAAACAGCAATCTTGGGTTAGGAAGTTAAAACTTCTTGTTCGGGAACACACAAAGGTAAATTTCAATGGCTCGATTTAAACCTTATCTAGCAACAGATTGGGATTCAGCTAAACAGAAATATCCCGTAGGCGTCATGCCTAAAATTGACGGAGTTCGTGGGATGAAACCGTTTGGGGAGCTTGTTGGACGAAGTCTTAAATCTTTTGCAAATAAGCAGGTCGCAAAGGTATTTGGATCTTCCATTTACGATGGTATGGACGGTGAGCTTGCCGTTGGAGAAGAGACGGACTTTGACTTATGTCGTAAGACAAGTAGTGCAACATCTAAAATTGAAGGTGAATACGTTTGGACGTGGCATGTATTTGATTTGTGCGAACCAAACGTTGCACATCTGCCGTACAAAGAGCGTTATGACATGCTCAAGAAGTACGTGGACGAATGCCACGCTAACGGTGAGTTAATGGACGTGAAGGTTGTGCCGCTGTATGTGGTCAACAACGAACAAGAACTCCTGGAGTGGGAAAATATTTGGCTTGATATGGGATACGAAGGCGTGATCATTCGTGACCTTGAAGCAAAATATAAATGGGGTCGTAGTACGCAGCGTGAAGGCGGTTATCTCCGCATTAAACGTTTTACTGATGGTGAAGGTGAGATCATTCGTATTATCGAAGGTTGCACCAACGAGAATGAAGCGCAGATTAATGAGTTAGGGCAGACGTATCGTTCAAGCCACCAAGCTAATATGATACCGAATGGTATGGTTGGTTCGTTTGATGTGCGCGTTCTTACAGTACCGGAAGGTCTTGAAGGCCTTATTGAAGTTGGGCAAGAAATGCGTGTAGGTGCTGGTCGTCTTACGCATGAAGAACGTAAATATTACTTTGAGCATCCTGATGAATTTATTGGGAAGATTTCTAAATGGAAATTCTTTGCTCACGGTATGAAGGACAAATTGCGTATTCCTACGCATCAAAGTTTCCGTGATCCAACGGATATTAGTGAATAATCACGTTTGCATTCAGGGTAATTGGGTCCTAGTATTGCAGCCGTAACCACACAAGAGGTAACTTATGCAATTTACAACTACCGCTCAAGCAGTTCTGGACACTGGTGTCAAGATGCTTGTGTATGGTGAATCCGGTATGGGTAAAACCATGCTTACAGCAACTCTTCCAAGACCGTTGCTGATTTCTGCGGAGTCTGGGCTTTTATCTTTAACACCAAATAACATTGCTCGTGTATTTGGTGAAAACAGACCAGATATCTGCTACGATATTCCGACCATCACGGTTGAAAATATTCAGGATGTAGAGCAGGCTTATGTTTGGGCGACTAACCCTGCAAACAATCCTGTAGGTGAAGATGGTTTACCGCGCTTTCAGTCTCTTGCGCTGGATTCACTTACTGAGATTGCTGAAAAGTGCCTTAACAATGCGAAGCGTACTGTGAAAGATCCGCGTCAGGCTTATGGGGATCTTATTGAGAAGATGCAAACTTTAGTTCGCGCTTTTCGAGATATCCCTGGACTTAACGTGTACATGGCAGCTAAAATGTCCCGTAACAAGGATGAGTTGACAGGTATTACGTCTTACGGTCCTTCTATGCCTGGTGCAAAATTAGGTCCAGAATTACCATACTTTTTTGACGAAGTGTTCAAAATTAGTGTTGGTAAAGACCAAAATACTCAAGCAGATTTTCGTTATCTGCTGACCAGACCAGATCTGTCAAATGTATGTAAAGATCGTTCTGGTTCGTTAGAACAGATGGAATATCCACATCTCGGTGCAATCATTAACAAAATCAAAGGGGTACAATAATGGCCGGTTTAGGAATGCAATTTAACGCTGGACAACACGCAGAGCGTCAACACAATAGCTTGATGCCAGCTGGATGGTATGTTGTTCAGATTGTAAACTCTGAAATCAAACCGACTAAAACTCCAGGCGGTGCGCGTCTGAATCTTCAGTTTAAGATTATGCAGGGTGATTTTGCTGGTCGTGTAATGTTTGGCGGTTACAACGTCAAAAACGCGAACCCTGTCGCTGTACAGATTGCAATGGAAGAACTGGCAGAGCTGTCCCGTGCTGTTAAAGTTCCAGTTTGGAACGATACCGAACAACTGCACGGTATTCCGTTCAACCTGAAAGTGAAAGTTCGTCAGCAACCTGGCTATGAGCCAAACAACGAACCTCAGATTTATCAAGCAATTGATAATATGGAAGGTGTTGTATACGCAACTAAGGCGGACATGGCTAACCTGCCTAAATCAACTCCGGCAGCGGCAGCACAGTCTCCGGCATTTGGTGGCGGTGCGTTCGGTGGTACTCAGCAGCCACAGCAGCAACCGCAGCAGGGTTTCCCTGGTGCATTTGGGCAGCAGCCGCAGCAACAGCAGCAGCAACCTCAGACTCAGGGGTTCCAGCAGCAAGTACAGCAACAACAGCCGCAGCAGCCGGTACAGCAACCGCAGCAGTCTGGGACAGTTGATTTTAACAGTGCGGCACAATCTCAACCGTGGGCTAATGGTGCGCAGCAGCAGACTCAGCAGCAACCTAACTGGGCAACTCAGCAGGTACAGCCTGGAGCAGAGCAACCACAAACTCAAGCTCAGAATACTGGTACTGCTAACCATGCAGAACCTGAAGTCCAGGATGATATCGCTAAAGCAGCTCAGACCAAGACTCCACCGTGGAAACGTTCCACTGAAGGCGATGACGCTGCACAGTAATTAAAAATCATGTTATAATAAAGCTCCTCCGGGAGCTTTATTTTTCTATATAGGATTATGATATGCCACATTTTTATCCTGCTACTAAGACAATGGAGTTATTCAATGACTGTATTGAACGAGATCAAGGATCCGCTTACAGAGTATGGCTCGGAAAAGTATTACCGCATATTGAAGACGCATATCGAGAGGGGGATGGTGGATTCCGTTCGCATCTTGGGATTAGTCTTATCGGGCAAGAATGTAGTAGAGCAATCTTCTACGGATGGAGATGGGCAACTAAACCACACTTTAACGGTAAAACCTTACGTCTATTCAATCGCGGGCATCTTGAAGAAGGTCGCTTCGTGGCCTTACTACTTACCGCCGGTATGCAAGTCATCCAACAAGACGAAAATGGCAGCCAGTATCGAGTTAGCTATCTCAACGGGCACTTTGGCTCGGCAATAGATGGTATTGTCATTGGTTGCCCTGACATGCCGCAACCTTCTACCCCAATCTTGACGGAAATGAAAACTCACAATAACGATTCGTTCAAGAAACTTGTCGTTAATGGTGTGAAGGAATCCAAATGGGAGCACTATGTCCAGATGCAGGAATACATGTTGTATTATGGACTCCCGGCCGCTCTTTATATTGCAGTTAACAAGAACACGGACGAGATTTGGGCAGAGCTTGTACCGTTTGATAAAGAAACCGCAGAACGCTACAAAGACCGTGGATTTGTAATTGCACTGGCAGAATGCCCACCACCTAAGATCAATGAAAGTAAATCCTACTATAAATGCAAATGGTGTGACCACAAAGCAGTGTGCCATAACAACAAGATGCCTGAAGTTAACTGCCGCACCTGTAAGCACTCTTATCCGCTTGAAGATGGAACCTGGAGATGCGCAATAAAAGTAGCTTCCGCTACTGCATACATCACCGATGGAACCGAAGGTGTGTTAACGAAGGAAGATCAGATGGCAGCATGTGGTCAATACGAAGTAGCAGATTATTACGGTGAGTAAATGTTCAAACTACGTGATTATCAGCAAGAAGCTGTAAACAGTACATTGCGCTATTTCATCAAGCATGGTGAAAAGTCAGGAAATCCTGTTATCTTGTTGCCTACAGGGACTGGTAAGTCCCTTGTAATTGCTGGTCTATTAAAGACAATTCACGATAATTGGGGTAGTACCCGCATGATGGTAATTACTCACGTAAAAGAATTGATAGACCAGAACCACGATAAATTTAAGAAGTTGTGGCCTGAAGCACCGACTGGTATTTATAGTGCTGGTATGGGTCGCAAAGATAAGAACGCAATGATAACGTTCGCAGGTATTCAGTCTGTTGCAAAACAAGCTAAATACTTCGAGGACGTTGATATTATTATAGTTGACGAATGTGACCTTATTAGCCCAAATCAGCAAACAAGTTATCAGAAGTTCTTTGCGCACATTCGTGAAAAGAACCCATATCTAAAGATTATTGGTCTTACTGCTACGAGTTGGCGTCTTGGTTTTGGTTCTATTATCAAAGATGATTATGCGCCTAACGCTTTATTTGATGAAATCGTATTTAACGCGTGTACCGTAGAGTGCTTCAACTGGTTCATTGATGAGGGTTATCTTGTTCCGTTAATACCACGTAAAACAAAGAAAGAGTATGATGTAAGTGGTGTTCATACTCGAGGCGGTGAGTTCATTGAAAGTGAGCTTCAAAAGGTTGTAAACGATCCTGATGTAACTCGCCATTTATTAGATGATGCGATTAGTATTGCGGAAGAAGAGAATAGAATGAGTTGGCTTATCTTTTGTGCTGGTGTAGACCATGCAAAAGATGTCAAAGACTACCTCAACGAGCGCGGTATTAGTTGTGAAGTTGTAACTGGTGATACACCAAAAGCCTTGCGTGACCAGTATCTTATTGATTTTAAAGCTGGTCGTTTACAGGCAATAGCAAACAACAACGTATTAACGACAGGCTTTGACCATCCGGGACTTGATTTGATAATTGGTATGCGACCATCTCAATCTTCCCGTTTGTGGGTTCAGATGCTCGGACGTGGTACACGACCTGATTATGCAGATGGTTTTGATTTGACCACAACAGAGGGCCGTTTGCAAGCTATCTCCGCTTCGCATAAACAAAACTGTCTTGTACTGGATTATGCTGGTAACACAAGACGTCTTGGGCCTATTAACGACCCTGTAATTCCTAAGCGCCCAGGGCAGAAAGGAAAGTCCGCTGCACCTGTTAAAGAATGCCCGGTATGTAAAACATGGAACCATGCGTCAGTTCGATTCTGTGGTGGGTTAAAACCATTCGACACAAGTAGCATGTCACATGAAGAAATACTCTATCTGCAAGGATTAGGTTATACCATTACAAATAATAAAGCGTGCCGTGCTGGTTATTGCGGTCATGAGTTTACTTTTGAGAAGAAACTAATGGCGAGTGCTAGTACGAAAGCTATTATCAAAAATGATTTACCAGTCACTGAGGTATTGAAAGTTGATATGGTGAGTTACTATCGTCATGAGAACAGGGGTGACCGTTCTAAGCCACCAACACTTCGTGTCGATTATCTTTGTGGCTCACAAACTATTCAACAATATATTTGTCTGTTTCATACTGGCTTTGCAGGCAAGAAAGCGCGTAACTGGTGGCGCGAGCATTGCAGCTTGGCAATCCCAGCCAACATTGACGAAGCCCTCAATGTGGTCAGCCAGCTCCGTGTACCGACGCACATTTATGTCAACTTGAAGGGTAAGTTCCCTGAAGTGTTGAATAGTTGTTATGACGGTAGTGAGTTTGGTAAGAAAGAAGCAACTAATGAACGTCCGGTTGTACAAATCGCAGCAATGAATGGCTTGTCCCAGTTTGGTGGAAGTTATACGAATAAGTTTGATGAAGATGAGCAGACTGATTCTCGTACGACAGTGTTGCATTCTACGTCTAATCAACCTATTCTTACTGGTAACGGTAAAGAACTATCACCAGATTTTGATGACGACATTCCATTTTGAGGCTTATATGGCAAAAATGACTTTTAGGAGTAATGACCATTTACCAGAAGAAGGTGAATGGAAGACTTTTAAAGAGTGGGAAGAGTTAGGCTATGGTGTAATTAAAGGTGAAAGAGCTAAACGGTTTATTCATGGTGTTGCAGTTTTTCACGAAAGTCAAGTAATCAATATTGAAGATGAGTTCGAAAAATATAAACGTGAAGAACTGCAAGGAATGTATTGTGGACCAGAATGGTGGAAGGATTAAATGTACATCTTAGTTGATTATAATCGGATGCAGGTATTAGCCAAGCATCCAAACTTCCAACGTCTTCATGAGTATGGAATTTTGTGTTGTAGCGAAAGCTCTGTAGTTCTTCCGTTGGAAGTTGAAGAACTATATAAAGAGTTTGATGATGTTCAAATGCAACTTTTGTACATCAACTTAACGGGTAATAAGCAAGGTGCTTTATATCCAAAGAAAATGATCAGTAAGATCATTCATTATTTTTTAAATGAAATACCGGAGACAGTAATAGATGCGGATGTGGCTGAACAAGCGGACTGGGCAATTGCTAGTAATAAAGAGGGTGAGTGCATGTACCGCGAAGGCAGCTCTGTTCCAGATTTGGGGGAGGAGCCTAATATTCAAGTACGGAATGATAGTTCATTGGAATCCACCATCATTGACGGCCCAACCGTACAAACAAATATGGGCATACAACGGGCATGGACACCGACAAAAGAGCGGCAAGGTACTAGCACACCGGCAACCGAAAAACGTGCCGCAACGTCGCGTACAGCCGGCACTCGCGATATTATTTTCGCTGTTGCTGACGAAATGTGGAAAGAAGCTGGTGAACCTCGTGACAAGAAGGAGATCCTTCAGCTTAGAAAACAAATGATGGATCGTTTAGAGACACAAGGTGTGAAGCGTAATACATCAAGTAATACATTAGGGGTCTGGGTAAAAGAACGTGGCTTAAATTAATTAACTAAAATATTGCATAGTTCTTTTAGAGGGGTTATAGTGCAACCACTTAGAACGTAGTTCACAACCAATAACCACACTGTGAGGATTTAAATCATGGCTAAAGAGAAAACTCCAGAGCAACTGGAAGCAGAAGAAGCAGCAAAGAAAGCAGCAAAAGAAGCTGAAGCAAAGAAAAAACGTGAAGCTGAAGAAAAAGCAGCACGTGAATTGCAGGCTAAAGTTGACGCCGCAATGAACGAAGCCACTGCCGGTTACAATGTGATCGAAGGTGCTGTGTCCGCTGTTAAAGAACAGTTCGACACTCTGCACGAAGGTTCGTTGCTGGACGAAGTTAAAGCAGTTGAAGGGGTAGTTACCGCTCAACTGAAGACCGCTAAAGAAGGTCTGAAAGCTGTTAAAGCAGCAGCACGTAAAGTTAAAGATAACGATCAACTGAAAACTGCCGTTGCAGCATCTGAAGATCTGGTTTCCGGTGTTGAAGCCACTCTGAAAGATGTTAAAGGCCGTGTATCCGCTGCCCGCGAAGCCACTAAAGCCGCTGAAAAAGCGAAACGTGACGCTGAACGCGCTGAGAAGAAACGTCTGCAGGACGAAGAGCGCGCTCGTAAAGCAGCAGAACGCGAAGCTAAGAAAGAGCCGGAACAGAACGGTATTCGTAAGCCTGGTGTTGGTACTCTGTGCCGTGCTGCATGGGACATTTTTGATGCTGTCACCCTGGAGCTGGGTCAGACTGCACCGATCAGCTACGTTCTGCCGGTTGCACTGGACAAAGGCCTGAACGAAGCGAACGTCAAAGCGGAATACGCTCGCTGGAAGAAATATATGGGCATTACTGGTCGCGTATCAGTTCCAGTACCTGCTAATATTGCACAGGCGGCCGCTAACGTAGAAATTCCGTCTCAGAAATCTGCAGAGTAATCTGTAGACACTTCGGAAACTCAGAAGGGGCATTTACTGCCCCTTTGTTATCTTACCCCGAGGTTCAAATGTTTGCACAAGCCATTATCGCCCACCACTGGGCTCAAGCCAAATTTGGAAATCATATGAAAATTATTAATACTCAGGAACCTGAGAAGTTAGTTCGTGAACGTGGTATTCTTGACGTGCATTCCATTTTTCATACCATTCAAGGCGAAGGCCCGTTTTGTGGTCAACCTGCCGTGTTTGTTCGTTTAGCTGGTTGTAATCTGCAATGCCCAGGATGCGATACAAACTATACGTCCAACCGTAAGAAGATGAATCACGGTGACATCTGGCAAGAGATTGTCCGTGTTACTGATGAAGCCAAGACTAACTTAGTTGTCATTACTGGCGGCGAACCTTTCCGTCAACCTGAAGTTGCTAATTTTATCAATTACCTTATCGATATGAAAGGTTATCGCGTACAGGTTGAAACTAACGGAACTATGCCTATCCCGCGTGAACTCAACTATAACTGTGTGGTAGTATGTAGTCCTAAGGCAGCAAAGATTCACCCTAGCGTTTCTGCTCGAGCGGATGCTTTCAAATATGTAATGAAAAGCGGAAACGTCAACGAAGAAGATGGATTACCGTTGCAGGCACTGGATCACCGTGCAACACCCTTTATCGCACGTCCACCTGTACACTTTAAAGGTAAGATCTATCTTCAACCTATGGATGAACAGGACGACGATGCTAATAAAGCAAACGCTCAGGCTGTCGTTAAATATGCAATGAAGCACAATTACATCGTGCAATTGCAGATTCATAAATATTTAGGTGTAGAGTGAAGTTATACATACTCACGCACACGCTAGAAGACATGGTGTGTTCAACTAATAAGGTAGGTTATTATGAATAAGTATGTTCAGTTACTCGGTGAAATCGTTCCAGAAAATGTGTTGAACCAGTGTCTGTTTGATGAAGACGGATTTGTAAAACATTATGTAACCACAGTTTCTCAGGCTGCGTCCCATGCAGCTCTTGCATCTGTGATTCGAGAAGGGTATATGGTGGATGTTCTGAACGATAGTTGCCCTGCACTCACTGTCTTTGTTGAAGGTATGGATGGACACGATCTTATGAACTTAAAGACGGTCTACAACACGCATGTAACGCCTCCACGTAATGCACTTTACAAATGGCGTATCAATACTTCTGCCAGAAGAAGTCAGAAAGCAGAAGAGGAAGTGAATACCGTGAAGCATACAACGTCTACTCAGAAATTAACCAGTATCATGGACGATCTACTTACGAATGTCTTTAACGTTGATCGTGACAAAGAAGGTAATCCTGAAGTATCCATTAAAGAAACGTTTATCGACAAGGGTTGCATTCAGGAGATTAAAGCTCCACGTCCAAATAAATATATGCGCAAAATTAAAACTTTTGAATCCCATGACATTAATGGTAGCCCAATTGAAATTGATGTATGGGTTGACGTGTACGACGTAATTAAAGCATTCAATGTAACCAGTGGGCCCATGCAACATGCGCTGAAGAAAGTGCTGTGTGCGGGTGAGCGCGGTCATAAAGACTTACTGGAAGACCTCAACGATATTATTGCATCCGTTGAGCGTGAAATTGAAATGGTTAAGGAAGGTAAATAATATGTGCTCTATCTTTGGTGTTATTACTAACGGTCAACTTGAAAGTCTTATTATCCGTAACGACATTGAGGATCTTATTAAAGCTAGTATCAACCGTGGTCGTGATGGTCTTGGTGTACGCTTTACGCATGGTGACCACAGTATGCACCCGCAACGTATTGTTAGTGTCGGTAAGAAAACATCGCTGGAACGTCTTGTTAAAGTCGGGCGCATTGTATCTCATGCTGGAGCTATTGGTAGCTTTACAATGATTGGTAACGCTCGCGCTGAACCGACTACAGAGTGGGTCGTTGACAAGAATGAGTGGGACCAGCAACCGTATCATATGGATGGTTGGACTATTGTTCATAACGGTACTATTGCGAACGATAAAGACCTTCGTACCTATGCACTACAGACTAAGATCGATAGTGCTGCGATTGTTGAACAGTTAGCAGAATGTACACTTTCAGCAGATGAAATGTGTTTGTCTGACTTTAATTACCTGTACAGTGTGTTTCATGAAGTTGTTCGCAAATTAAAAGGTAGCTTCGCAATCCTTGCGACACATGATTCCTTTCCGGGATGTGTGTTTACAGCATGTAATTATCGTCCAATTTGGATTGGTAAGACTGATACTGGTATGTATTTCGCCAGCCAGGAAGACATGTTACCAACCCGCGCTATTAAGCAAATGCTGAAGCCTTATTCATGTAATGTGGTCACATCGACTGATGTAGGCAATGAAGTCGATCTTATTCCAAATAAGCAAACTCAACGCGCGTTAGTTGTCGCCAGTGGTGGTATGGACAGCACAGTAGCAGCTCAGATGTGTAAGTCCAATGGTTTAGATGTCACTTTAATTAACTTCCAGTATGGTTGTCGTGCAGAAACTAACGAGTTGAAGGCTATTCGTAAAATTGCGGAAGTGATGGAAGTCCCATTAGTTGAATTCCCAATCCCAATTTACGATAAAAAAGATAGCCCGTTATTTGACCAAGATGCTGCAATTGCTGGCGGTGAAGAAGGCGCTGAGTTCGCGCATGAATGGGTTCCAGCTCGTAACCTTGTAATGCTTTCTGTTGCTACTGCATACGCAGAAGCTAACGGTTTTGACTATATTGTTCTTGGTAACAATTTAGAAGAAGCTGGGGCCTACCCCGATAATGAGCCTGAGTTCATTAACCGCTTTAATCAGGTGTTACCGTTCGCTGTAGGGGACGGTAAGCGCGTTGAAGTGCTCATGCCAGTAGGTAACTTAATGAAGCACGAAATTGTCGCTACAGGTCTGCGTTTAGGGGCCCCGTTGGAGCACACCTGGAGCTGTTACCGTAACGGGGATTTGCATTGTGGTACTTGTGGCCCTTGCATGATGCGTCGGACTGCGTTTAATATTAATAACGCACAAGAAGTTATTAAATACGAAAGCGAGGAATAAAATGGGTTACACTGTTATTCGTTCACATGAGATTTGCGCTGGGCATCGTGTTGTAGGGCATGAAAGTAAGTGTCGTCACCTTCACGGTCACAACTATAAGTTCCATTTTAAAGTTGCACCGAAGAAAACATTGTCGGAAGGTTACGTCAAGTCTGTGAGTGGATTTGCTCTGAATGGTTCGCTGGATGATGTAGGTCGCGTTATTGACTTTAGTGTGGTTAAAACTACGCTTTGCCAGTGGTTGGAAGATAATTGGGATCATAAGTTCCTGCATTGGGAACATGATAGTGTAATTAATTCGCTTATTGTTGTTGCATCAACTGAGTTCGCACGTGAAAATAATTTAGTAAAGGATGAAGATTACGATCCTTTCGTTGATTCACTGGTAGCTCTACCGTTCAACCCAACTGCGGAAAACTTAGCTGCATATATGGTTGACGTAATCGGCCCACAACTTCTTGACGAGTATGGTGTTGAACTGGTAGAATGCACCATTGAAGAAACGTCCAAATGCCATGTCAACTATTGCAAATGATTGACCACACAAGGAAACTGTAAACCATGAATAAATTTGTTATTGCGCAACACATTGAAAATATCCTTCGTCAGATTGAAGAAAATGATTTTGGTGCTCTTCGCCCAGGGTTAGAAGAAACTCCTGAACGTGTTGCTAAAGCATTTGAGACGTGGTTCGGTGGTTACAATACTGATATTGCATCTCTGTTCAAGACCTTTGAAGATGGTGGGGAAAACTGTAATGAAATGGTCATCGTCCGTGATATTCCAGTTTATAGCCATTGTGAGCATCATATGGCTCCCATTATCGGTCGTGCTGTTGTGGGATATGTACCAAATGGGAAAATTGTTGGGCTTTCTAAACTGTCTCGCGTCGTAGATGCGTTCGCTCGACGTTTGCAAGTCCAGGAGCGTTTAACTAACCAGATTGCGGATGCTATCGTAGAACACTTAGACCCGAAAGCTGTGTGTGTTTACATCGATGCAAAACATATGTGCATGGAGTCGCGCGGTGTTAAACAGGTATGCGGCAGCTCAACCATCACTAAGGCATTCCGCGGGCGTACTGCATTGGGCGATGGTGTATTACCGGACGTAACTGGTGACACATGGCGTCGGGAATTTCTTGAAGCGTGTAAAAAGTAACTGATTTGCGAATCATACATTATCTTTAATATAATAAGCGCCTACGGGCGCTTATTTGTTAGGTGAACAATGCACATTATATCTAGAAAACAAGCTATAGAGAAGGGGCTAAAACGTTATTATACTGGTAAACCTTGTAAGAGAGGTCATATAGCAGAAAGACATGTCACTGGTGGATGTGTAGTTTGTGCTAACGAAGACCAGATTAAATATTATCAACAAAATCCTGAAAAATACAGGAGAGCTAACAGAGATTATTTTCAAAGACCAGATGTTAAAGAGAGAAATAGAATTAGACAATCTCAATTCTATGAAGATAATAAACATTTATGTAGAAGTATATCGTCCTATTGTAGAGCACAACGTTTATTAAGAGTTCCAGCATGGTCAGAGAAAGAAGAGATTAAACAATTCTACGAAAATTGCCCAGATGGGTATGAAGTGGATCATATAATACCTCTACTTGGCGAGTTGGTAAGTGGACTTCATGTAATGTGTAATTTACAGTATTTACCAAAGCACGAGAACAGATCGAAAGGAAATAAGTTCGATGTATAGAGAAGATATAGATTATACATTCAATTTATATTTAGCGGCTGTATACACAAACAGTTATAAACCTGGAATGAATCGCTTTGTAAAATTGACACCACATGAACAAAAACTTGTCATGGGAGTTCCTAATATATTGGAGTCCTACCATTACGTTGGAAAGCAATCCTATGTTGATGCCATGCGTGCCGATGGGGCCAAGATATTCCTCGACTCCGGGGCGTTCTCAGCTTACACTTTGGGAGTTACGTTATCAGTTAAAGAATACTGTGATTACATCCAACGAAACATAGATATCATCCGTGTAGAAGACGGTTCACTTATGGCGTCCGTACTCGATGGTATTGGAGATCCACTTCAGACGTGGCGCAACCAGGAAGAGATGGAAGCCAGAGGTGTAAGACCTTTACCATGCTTCCACGCTGGCGAACCTTTTGAATACCTGGACCATTATGTGCGAAACTATGAGTATATCACGCTCGGTGGTCTTGTTGGAGCGAGTACGCAACAACTTCAGGTATGGTTGGACAGGGTATGGGATAAGCACCTTGTGGATGGTAGTGGGCGAGCTAAGATCAAAGTCCATGGCTTTGGTATTACGTCCCGCCCACTTATGGAGCGTTACCCGTGGTACTCCTGTGACTCGTCCTCCTGGATTCAATCTGCCGCGTTTGGTGCTATTGAAACTCCTAAGTGGGGTCCAATGCAGGTATCCGAAAAGTCACCGTCACGCCACTATCAAGGGCAACATATCTGTAATCTTTCAGAAATAGAACAGAATAACGTTCTACGCTACTTAGAGGAGTCAGGTTTCACATACGAACGACTTTCAACGATATACGAATCACGCGCTGCATACAATTTATGGGCGTATGGTGTGGTCAACGCTATGATTCTTGCTAACCACAATGGGAAGTTCAACGAACGTCTCCAGGATTTATTTGACGAGTAAGGTTACTTATGGATTTACTTGATGCTTTAAAGTTTGTTCAGGGTTCTGTAGCTAAGAAAGAACTCCAGGAAGGTTTAACTCACTTCCGTATTGTTGACGGTACTGTTCGCGGGTTCAACGGAACTATTTCATTGTGTAGCCCAGTACCTTTGAACATTGACTGTACACCGAAAGCTGAACCGATGCTCAAGGCTATTGCAGCATGTGACGAAGCTGTACAGATGACAATGTTAGCGAACGGTAAGTTGAGCATTAAGTCTGGTGGCTTTAAGGTTAGTGTAGATACTCTTCAGAAACCAACTGCACACGTAGAGCCAGAAGGAACAATTCACGAAATAGACGGTCAGCTTTTTCTCAACGGTTTAAGCCGCGTAACGCCGTTTATAAGCGACGATGCTTCCCGCCCGTGGTCTTGCGGCGTGCTGGTAAAACAGGGCAGCATGTACGCGACCAACAACGCTAGTATTATACAATATTGGTTCGGTGCTGTATTCCCTGTCGATTGTGTTGTGCCACGTATGGCCATCAAAGAATTATTGCGTATTAAAAAGCCACCAGTAAGAATTCAATGTACAGATACCAGTATGACATTTCACTACGAAGACGGTTGCTGGTTGCGTACCCAATTGCTGGAATTAAAGTGGCCCAACATTGACAAGATAATTGAGCGTACAGAAAAGGGGTCTAACGTCTATACACTTGATACTGAACTTTTTAACTGCTTAGAAAAGATAAAGCCGTTCTGTGAACGTGATGGGCGTATTTATATGGAAAATGGTGTTGTGCGTACCCATTACAACGAGCTGGACGGTGCTAGTGCAATGTTCCGTGAATCCAAGTCAATTGGTGTGTATAATATAGATCTTATTATGCAGTTGAAAGGGCTTGCAACGGATTGGGATGCTTCTCGTTTCAATGAAAAGGACGAAAGGGGTCTTTCAACTCCTATTATTTTTTATGGTGAAAATCTACGTGGGGTAATTGTAGGATTTCGTCTATGAGAAAAGCATTACCGTTGCCGTCGTACACTTATCTTCATGAGTGCTTTGACTATAACGAAATTACTGGTGTCCTCACATGGAAAGTGAGGCCTTCACATCATTTTAAATCCGAAAGAGCTCGAAAGATTACAAATACACTATTTTCGGGAAAACAAGCTGGAAATGTTGTCGTATGTAGTGGTAAGAAATATTTACAAGTTACAATAGATGGGAAATTATATCTCGTTCATAGAATTTGTTATAAAATGTATTATAACAAAGAACCAACTGTAATAGATCATGACGATGGAAATGGACTTCACAACTGGATATTAAACTTAAATGACGGTACAATGTCCGACAATATGAAAAACAGGAAGATGTTAGAATGTAATTCCACTGGTGTTACTGGTGTGAGTTTGACTAAATTAGGGATATGGAATGCACATATAATGGTTGGATATAAGGGCTATAATCTATATACAGGCCCTGATTTGTTTGAAGCCTGTTGTGCTAGAAAATCCGCTGAACTATTATATGGTTTTAACAAAAATCACGGTAAAGAGAGAAATCTATGAGAAAAGACGCGATTGGGTTTTTCTGGACGGATTTACCTCCCGCTAAGAAAGAGAAGAAACAGAAAGTAAAACGTCAACCAGTTGAAAGGGTATGGGAGCGTCCAGACTACCTTCCAGGTCTTGATGCAGCAATGCGTTTTGCAGCTAACGATCCGCGTATGACAGACGGTGAGTTAGTGGAGATGTATTTTGCACAAGAAACGTTCGTATACGATATCGAATGCTATAAGAACTATTTTCTTGTAGCGTTTAAAGGGGTTAAGTTCGGTAAGGTTTATTATCTAGAAATGACTGCCGGTCAAACACTTGACACGGAAAAGTATGAATGGATAATGAAGAACTTTCGTACAGTTGGTTTCAACTCAAGAAACTACGATAATACGATGACATTCCTTGCCATTGCTGGTCTGACTGTTGACAAGCTGAAAGAAGCAAGTGACAGGATGATCCAGGAAGAGTGGGCTCCGTGGGACATTCTTAACAGTTTTGGTGTGAAACAGTTTTGGATTGACCACATTGACGTTCAAGAAGTGGCGCCTGGCTTCGGTTCACTGAAGTTGTACGGTGGCCGTATGCACATGCAGAAGCTCCAGGACTTACCGTTCCCAGCGCATTGGGCGCTGTCCATAGAGCAGATTGCTATTGTGCGCTTCTACTGTATTAACGACCTTGATACAACAATGGCTCTGTTTAACTCACTGGAAGAGCAAATCCATCTACGTGAGATTATGAGTGAAGAGTATAAAGTAGACCTTCGCTCTAAATCTGATGCACAGATTGCAGAAGCTGTAATTCGTCACGAGATGAAGGAAATGCTGGGCTTCGTACCACAAAAAGGGATGGTGGAAGTCGGTAGAACCTTTAGATACAATCCTCCAGTGTGGTTAGGTTTCCAAACGCCACTAATGAAGTCGGTATTTCAGGTGGTGCTTGACAGTTACTTCCGAGTTGCAGAAGATGGTAAAATTAAACAACCATCAACGATGAACTCTTTGAAGTTTACAATCAACCAGACAACTTACAACATGGGTATCGGTGGTCTGCACTCGTGTGAAGAGTTAATGGAGATTGTGCCATCTGAAGACGAAGAGATGTGGGATGCTGACGTAACATCGTACTACCCAATCTGTATCATTAACCAGCAACTGTATCCTGAACACCTTGGCCCACGTTTTATCGATATCTTCGTTAAGATCGTAGAACGACGTATTGCAGCTAAGATGGCCCATGACGATAAGACTGCACAAACTCTTAAGATCGTTATCAACGGTTCTTATGGTAAGTTCGGTTCACCGTTCTCTATTCTGTATGCACCGCACCTTATTATTCAGACTACACTCACAGGTCAGTTGGCTCTACTTATGCTCATTGAGACACTGGAGCTTAACGGTATTCAGGTCGTTAGTGCTAACACGGATGGTATCGTTATTAAACCTTGCAAAGCTAAGAAGCAATTAATGACAAATATCATTAAGTGGTGGGAAGAAACAACTGGCTTTGAAATGGAGTTGAACCAGTACCTGCGCCTTAACTCTGCAAACGTTAACAACTACGTCGCAATTAAGGCGGATGGTAAAGCCAAGCGTAAAGGTTGGTTCGCAGAGACTGGACTTGCTAAGAACGCGGAAGGCGAGATTATTATGGATGCTGTGGTTAATCTCCTCCGTGACGGTACGCCAATTGCTAAAACTATCACAGAGTGTCAGGACATTCGTAAGTTTGTTTGTATCAAGACAGCTAACGGTGGCGCTGCATGGAATAGTGAGCCATTGGGTAAAGTCGTTCGCTGGTATTATACAAAAGAGGAAGTACCTGAGATATTGATAGTCAAGAGTGGTGGTCGTGTCGGTAAGACAGCAGGGGGTAAACCTATGATGGAACTTACTGACCAGTTACCGCCGGATCTCAACCACGAAGTGTACATAGCTAAAGCGGAAAAATTGCTGGAAAAACTCGCATACGCCGCTTAATAAAAAGTGGGCCAATACGTTTGTACTGGCCCACAATAAAATGCCCCAAAATGCCGCACGTTGCCTCTGCTTATTCTTCTTTTTCTTGTTTTTTATTTGATTCTTGGATGCCTAGAACAGCCAAGACCTTTACAGCAATGCGTTGTGCAATATCAACTTGTTGCTGAGTTAGTTTACCTGAACTCATTACTGACATAATACCAGTTAAAGAGCCCATGGATTTGAAGTCATTGAAAGCGGACTTTAAGATGTCTAATTCGGAATGACCTTCGTCTACCACAACATGCGCACGTATTGCGAGTTGCTGAACTACTTTATCAATACCTTCGTTCTTCGTCATTTAACTTCACCTTTCTGCTCTGGTTTGACCACAGTTTGCGGTTGAGGTTGCACCTGAGGCTCTGTAGTTTGCGGTTTCGCGTGTAACACGCTCTGATCTATCGTCGGTGGCCATGGGCTAATGCTCTCACGGGATTCTACAGGCTGCGCGGGTTCCAGACCTAAGAACTTACTTACGAATTCACCTGCAAAGTCAGAGTTATCGCTCACATATACGTGCATACGATCGAGATCGGATTGGCTAATGGAGTTCGGAGCTATTGTGATCTTAAACTGGTGGAAGCCAACATACATCACATTCACTGGACGTTCGATAGTACCTGGCGTTGGTGGTATCACACCAATTATCCAACAATAATGAACCCGACCATCTGCCATAGGTTCGCAACCAGCATTTAGCCAGCTGACCTTTTGGTGCGGAAACGCAGTCGTTGAATCGGTAGCGTCCCGACGTAACGCCCATTCAACGCCGCCAACGCTGATGGAGCTTTTCGGTTTCATACCATTGAATTGAGTAACGCCCATACCATTGTTTATGTTCTGCATGTCAGCTTCCTATCTTTTACATCGCTTTCATTTTCTTGAGTGCGCAAATACAGGCCGCCGCAAGATCAGTTAGTTCTTTTTCTACACCAGTATGTGAACCTTCAGCTTTCTTTTCCATCAGCTCACGATACTCCATTTCAACAATTGACATCATACCGCCGGACTTGCTACTGTACGCCGCCCAAGTTGACGGAGGCTGTTCCATCCGCTGATGCACATCTGCCATAACTGCCATAGATTCATGATCTCTAGCATGAAGTTTATCATGTTCGTGATACTCCTCTTTATGGTGTTCGTCCGTCTTGTAAACCAGATGAGGTAAAGCAATCATTGGAAGACGAACATGTGGTAACGCAAACGTGGCTATCTTAATGTGACCCATATGTTTGACCTCTTTTTAAAAACGCCCCGTGAGAGGCGTTTAGTTGACCACACTTTAGGATCTTATCAACCACAGCAACCAGTCGGCGGAGTCGGAGGAGTTGGCAGCTTGAAGTTAACGAGCTGTTCAACCTGATCGATTTGACACTTCAGTTTCGCGGTCTGAGCCTGCTGAGAGATCAGGAAATCGCGTGACTGGATCTGGGACTTCAGATCACAAATCAGGATTGCTTGACGATCAGCTTCTTGTTTCAACAGCAGAGCGCGGGTTTCGTTGCCCTGACGTTCGATGTTGAGGTTGGTTTCGCAGCAGCACTCTTGAGCTCGTAATTGAGCTTCATAAGCAATACGCTGTTGTTCATAGGATTGAGCGCAGATAGCGTTGGCGATCTGGTTAGTACCCTGCTGAATCTGAGTATTCACACCAGCGAAGCCCTGTACGGATGCCAGCAGGTTTTGAGTGTTCTGCTGAGTGATACCGTTAAAGGTGGAAGCGGCGGAACGCTCTACAGTTAGGTTAGTACCGTTCTGGCCCTGGATAGTCTGCAGAGTGCCGTTGTTGATAGCTTGCAGAATAGCATTGGTGTCAACTGATGCTTGAACTTCTACAGGACCAGCACGACCACCCCAACCGCCCCAACCACCACCGCCACCCCAACCATTTCCGATCCACGAACCGATTAAGCCACCGATACCACCGCCAACGGCCGCTGCACCAGCTTCACCACCGAAACCGCCACCTAAACCGCTCGGAATAAGAGTCATGTCAGACATAGGAAAATCTCCATATGGATTTGTTAAGCGAATGTAACCAACGGGTTACGAAGTAAGCATACCCCTTAACATGGTTTTTACAATGATCCATATGTAAAGATTTTGTAAATTAGGGTTGACAGCCAATAAAAAGCGCGTCTTCGGGCGCGCCTTGTGATTATTTTTTGTTAACTTTCCAGCGTTGTTGTTTGTTGAGTAACGCCGCTACCACCGCCTTAAGATCTGCAATTTCAGATTTCAGTGTTTCCATCTCCTCTTGTTGAGTAACGCCGCTACCACCGCCTTAAGATCTGCAATTTCAGATTTCAGTGTTTCGATCTCCTCTTGTTGCTTGTCAACTTGATCGCTCATTTCGTTGAATGCGTTAACCAAAAGAGCAGTAACCCCGCCGTAGCTAACACCTAAATATTCAGAATTTGAAACCTTGTAAACCGCTTCCGGCAGAACTGTTTGCACATCTTGAGCGATTACACCAGCCTCCTCCGAATATATAGAATGTTCATCTTCATAAAGATTACTGCGCTTAAAGTAAGTGTAACCCTTGATTGACTTCACTTTTTCTCTAGCGCTCTTAATCTCCTTCAAGTTTGCTTCCAGTCTAATATCTGACGTACTGACCCATTGAACACATGAGGCGTAACCAGCGTCATTAAATGAGTAAATCGCACCCCTTACATTAAAATGAGCCTCGCAAGCTCCAGTGTTAAATCTGACAACATCAAGACCAGCAACCCAATCATAACCCCACCGAACGGCCTTAAAGACGTTTGATGCTGCACCATCGCTTGGCAACTCAACAAGAAGACCAGCCGCTCGGTCCCTCCAATCAACAAAAGCACCTCCAGATACTTGACCGCCAATTAGAGCATTACCGCTACCAGTTCTAGATCCTGAAACTCTAATACCATTTGCATTATTATCAACAGGCCATATGGTTAAAAGACCGTTAAGATGAAGGTTTTGATGGTCAAATAATGCAACATTTCTACCATTACAAAAAACCTGCAATACTCCTTCGCCGCCTTGCTTAAATCCAGTGTCGCTATCACCTATAACTAACGAATTAGACCCAAGTGAATTTATAATGCCTCTACCAATTGCTATTGTATTGTAATTTATGGCGTTTCCGCTTTCGTCAAATTGATAATAGTTTGTGTCTCCACCTTCTCTTGTTACCTGTATTGTTGCATAAGCAGTACCACCTAGAATTTCATTGTAGATCCTTGAATATGAAAGTTGCACACCTTCTGCGTTCTTGTTTCTAAGGTAAAGAATGCCGGAATGATTGGCCGTTGTTGTCATCAAGATATACACCCAAGAACACAGGAATATGATTTGTCGCAAGCCCTAAAATGTGCCTTACTCCATCTGGAGTTGTTGCACCTGTACCGCCAGCGTTGATAGCTAAAGGATGTCTTTCTCCGTCAGACATTGTAAGACATCCCCAATCGCCGTTATCCTTTATAAAAATTGCATATTTGGAAATATCAGGGGAGTATATTAAACTTTGTTCGTCTGTACTTTTGAATGATGCAATCTCCAGATTTTTCTTAGCGTCAGTTATATTATCGGCGCCAGTACCACCTGCACCAATGAGAATTGGTTTTGTTGTTGCACCATCTGAGGTCTGAACAATAAATAGACCGTCTCCGTTTCTTAAGACAATTCTATAATTCCCGTCTGGTGAGTAAATAAAAGTATGACCGCCAACACTATCAAACGCATGTAAGCGGAGGTTTTGTCTTGCAATGTTTATGTCGGATAAATCGGAAAGATTATTTTCTTTTAGTAACGATTTACCAATAATGCCTTCAGCTTTGCCAGCAGCTACTTCCGCGCGCCCAGCGTCTGTAGATGCGCTTTGTGCGCTACCAGCAGCATTGCTAGCTTGTTGTCCTGCTTCGGTAGCACTATTGCTTGCTTGTGCAGCTGAAGCAGCGGCAGCGTCTTTTAGTGTGGTAGTCTCCGCTTTTAACTGCTCAACGTCAGATTTTAGACCTTGAATTGTGGTCACAGCTTGTGATGCAGTATTAGCGGAACCAGCAGCGCCAGCCTGTGCTTGTTTAGCAGCGTCTTCACTAGCTTTAGCATCATTTTTATAGACAAGTGCATCTGAAGCAGATTGAGCAGCTGAAGCCTTACTATTACGAGCGTCCGTAGCATCTGCGTTTGCTGCCGCAGCAGAGCGGCCAGCTTGCAAAGAGTATTCTTCAGAAGCAGCCACAAGTTGTTGAACTTGTTTGATAACATCTGGTGTTAGTTCTTCTTCCACCCAATTAACAAGATAACCATTAAGTGACCCATCCGGACTATCTGCATATAGGACAATTTCTCCAGCCTTATATGGTTCTTTTCCTTGAGGACCCACTATAACCACATAGTGTCCTGGGTTCATTGTGATATTATATGCACCTTGAGAATCTGTACGGAATATTGCTTCGCTACTACCTAACACTATGAGTGTGTTACTTCTTGCTATCAAGGATACGGTTGCATTAACAATAGGTTTATTCAAACCATCTGTTAGGATACCATATAGACGAATTGTCATTTTTACCTCTTATCTGTAAAATTAATAGATATTTCAGGGCATACAAATATGGTAAATTAAATTAGAATATAAAACAATATTATCTATCGTCTTTAACCACATTATTTGGAGTGATTATGCCAGAGGGTATTTATATAAACTACAATGACGGCAGACCTGCAATGCAAATAACAGCAGGATTACGCGCCCCGTCCTTTTGCGCTAACTTCAATCAACGCTGTCAATCCGATAAGACGCTAACCATCAACGCACCTTTAACGCCGGGATCGCAGCTTATCGTTATTATGACTAACCCTGTTGAAGTATTAGAAGTATTTGATCAGACGCTAGTCATCCCGGATCCAATGTATGTGACGTCCGTAACTCGAAACGGTGACAGTGGT